ATAGAAAGCATGCACTGGGACCTTGACCGCAACCTGAGGCAGGACTTCATCAGGCGGAATAGTGCAAGGTCCGCCAGAAACCTTGACACGATACAGAGGATAGTACTGGCAATACTTTCTATATGGAAAGGTAAAAGGAAAAAGCTCTCCGACAAGGCTAAGGGAACGGCCGAACTTATTAGAGAACTTTCTTTGGACTTTACCGCAATGATACATATGCTGGATCAAAAATGAGATAATTTGTAATTTCAGAGGATTCGTAACGTTTTGGGTATCAATCATAACAAAATCCCTACTTCCCATAAGAAGTGGGTGGGGGAATTATGTGCCTTTATCTAAGCTTAAATGAAAGAGCCGTGCTTTTGCAATACCTGAATTACGACAAAAGACCCTATCAAACAACTCATCATAAAAGAATGTAGTGTTATTTAAACCGATTTGCAAACTATCAACGCTATTTATATAAGTGATGTACTCTTTATTTTGGTAAATAAGAGTTGCCGTTGGATGTTGCCTTGAACTGTATTCCAAGTCTAATTTAATTATATCACAGGTAATATTATCCCGGGTTTCAGAGATGTGTGTTTCTCTGGCACTAATTAAAAACATAGATACTGTAAAAAGACCAAGACCTAAGTTTATCAGCATTATGACAATTTTTCTTCTCATTTATCTCATGTTTAATAGTTTATTCCCCTTTTTTATACGCTATGAATAACTCCATCACGTTCTCTTTATATTTAACACCACCTGCAACACTGATAAGATGTTCTATATCCCATTTGTTCTTTTTTGAAATAATGCCAGATAAACTATTTTCTTCCAAAGCAAAAAGAAGGTCAAGAAATGTTTGTTGATCTTTGGCGATATAACTCATAATACGTTCATCATCTGCCCAGTCCATTTCTACAACCTCGCCAGTTTCTTTAAGAATGGCAAGCGGGAAAGCCTCCCGCCATCCAAAAAAAATAAACCGTTCTGTTTCTTTCAACTCATCAGATTTATTGAAACGGAATATCATTATTGTTAACTTGGACACATCATAGTTGCAAACCAAATCTATAACAGCATCATTCTGCTTTATAATGGTATGCGCTTTATTATTCCCGATAAATAACTCCTCCAAATAGATTTGAGCAAAACCTTCAGGCATCATCGAGAACGCACATTCGTTTGGAGTGATAGCCTTAATTGCGGTTACAAATTCTGATGCTGTCATAGTTTATAATTCTTTGTTAGTAGTTATCAAGCCCACTGGATATATCTTCAACAAAAGTATTTATGCTTACATTTTTTCGCTGACATCTTCTGAAAGAGGAAAGACCAATTGTTTTGATTTCCTTATTTGTCAATTTCATCGACAACCCTCCTTCTGAGAATCTTCCCACCAATGTTTTTTTCTTCAGGGTTAACTATTTCAGATTGCCATTCTTCCCATTCAGGACTATTGTATTTGGGATTAACATGCATATCTTCGTCACCAATATCAAAATCAAAAGTATATGGCAGGCGATAATCCCCCCAAATGCATCTTTTTACAGCTTTGGTTTTATAGCTTTGCCATATACCGACATAATTGCGATTATTTAACTCGCCACCTCCTGCATCTATATCCAAACATACCTTTTTATTGGCTTCGTCTATATAGCAATATGCACCATATGTGCCTTTGAAAAATCCAGTTCCGAATTGCTCTTTATCTTCCGTAAACAAATAGTTGCACACCATGACATAATAATTAGGACTATCCGGGTCATTAGCCCTTTCCCATACCTTGTATATATGTTCAATAAATATTTCTCCTATAAAATCACATATATTCTTTCCCACTTTTGTTTTACCATTTACCGTGAATGTTAGGGAATCTATACGTTCAACTTCCGGATGGATAAATATTTCAATCCGGGTATATTTGTCACCAAGTATTCCGTTAAATGAAGTTTCCTTGTAGTATGACTCACCATCTATATTTTCATACGTGAATTGTTCTGAGTTGAACAATGCCCTTTCGAATACATACCCGTTTCCCAAAAGTTCATGAGTAATATCGACAAATTTTTCGGAGTTGTCCGGTATAAGCCATTTCTTATATTCAGAACTGAAATCAATTTGATTGCAGTCAACGTATTCTCTCAATTTAGGGTAGTAATATGGATTGTATTTTTTGCTTTGGGCGAATATCACAGAACTATTGGATAGCATTATGATTTCCATCAATACAATCTTATTTATCATCTTCTGCCACTTCTTCATAAACAAAATAGATTAACCATAATTGTACAAAGTTACTTTATTTCTTCGATAATACTTTTATTGGGAAAAGGAATAATCTGTGTATCAGATTGTTTTTAACACATTAATTACCTCACGAACACATTGCTCATGATAGAATACTCAAACAAATTACGATGATGACGATACGTACTTTCATTTAATCTTAATCTTCAATCATTTTCAATAGTCTTCTTTTTGCTTTTAAATCTCGGTTGGAATCTGAAAAATCAGGATCTTTTATTTCATCAATCAGTTCTTTGCGGACGGATGTTCTTCTTTCATACATAGGCAAATCGGGGTCTGCTCCGTGCTTGAGTAACTCCTCGGCTACAGTATAGTGTCTGAATAATATTGCTATTTCCAAAGGAGTGGAATTAAGCTCTTTGAATCTGAAATTGGGGTCAGCGCCATTTGCAAGACAATAGCGGACGAGCTCCAAATCACCCTGTTGAGATGCTGCTTCAAGCGGAGTTAAAGGGCAGATTCCGCAATGTCTGCTGACAAACTCATTGGCAAAAGCTATGTTTATATCAGCTCCGTAGTCAAGAAGCAATCGGACATATTTTATTTTCTTGTCTTCATCCCAATATCGGCCACATACATCTGAAATAGGGATATAAATGCTCTTATTGCTGTCTATTACTACTTGATTTGGGTTGGCTCCATGCTTCAATAGGGCTTCGACGGCACGTATTTTATCATCCGAAATGGCATAAAACAGAATCGTCTGGTTGAACTTACTTTCTTTGTAGGATAACAATTCAGGTGATTGGGATAGAATCCGGTCGATTTCTTTTACATTCTGGCGGTTGATGGCTTTGGCAAGTTCCTCACAAGGGGTATCTCTGTATAATCTGTAATCATCCGCAGTTACATGTTTTTTGTCTATCGGACCGTCCGTAAAATACCAATATCCGACATATATCGCTCCAAGATAAAATAGAAACGGCAAGATGGCAGGAAGGTATCTCCTGTATTTAGAATACATCCATACGCTAACCCAACAAATACCCAAAAGAATGAATGAATAGGAATTGACAGCAACAAACCATGCGAATGCTTCACTTACATTGGAAGGATTATCAAAAAAGAAGATGGTGGAATATAACACAAGAGGAGCTGCGAGTATCGGAAGCAAAACGATGATACACACTATTTTTAATGCCGCCGGGTAATTCTTAAAGTCTAATTTCATCATGTTGTAATAAGAATGAATGAAGCTTTCTACACACAATTAATAACAACTATTTCTCTTCATTTTTAGAATTTAACTGCAACTCAACTCCGTCTATTGTTATCGAAGAGCTACGCAGCAATGCGACATCGATTATATGCTCTGTAGTTTGTAACATATAATGGGCTATATTAAGCGTGCTGCCATATAGTTGTTTCTCGCCAGCATCTTCCAACCACTTTATAAAATTAGAGTTTTCAACTTTAATCAAGGTTGCTGATGTTTTAGGAGCATTCACAAAATCAGCCCACCGGAAATGTTCCAAGGTGACTCTGTATGAAAATACATCCGAGAATGTTATTTTGATAGTTCGTTCTTCACGGAATGAATCCAATTCAACCACTAAATCGGTAGCATTATATTCAATACTTGATAAGGAACATTCTCCTGCAATAATTTGCAAAGGAATCCATTTTTCTGTCTTAGAAGAATTTGTCATCATCATCTATTTTAGAATATGTCGGTAAAAGACCGCATTGTTATCTACCCTGCCACCGGAGTTGATATTATATTCAGATGGAACATAAAGCGTATCTCCAATGGTGACCATTGGCTTGGGGATATTGTATATCCCTTTAAATTTCCATATTTTCCCATCGCTGTTACGCTTTAGGAAATGAGCAAAAGTCCATGGTCCAACATCAAAATGAAACATCGTATAATCCGAATCAAAACAAATCACAGACTTATATCTTACGATTACAGTATCCTCTATCGAAACACATCCATCATGTCTTCCCCGCCATACAAGGCTATCTTGAACCTCCTTGGGAAGTTCCATGTACTTCACAGGTGTACCATCTGTATAATCAATGATTCGGCTATCAATAAACAAATAGCTTATCACAGACAAGACTATCAAGCCGGTTATTATTATCCACTTTTTCATTATTTTGTGTAATAAATGATAGTTTCGTTGCTACTCACACAAAGTTACTTTTTTCTTTGATAAAGCCGTCAGTTGGAGAACAAATTATCTGTGTATCAGATTGTTTTTAACACATTATTCTGCAAACACAACTGGTGATTAGAAGAATGTTTTTATTTTATCTCCGCAGATTAAACTTGTCTATTGTACAATGCAATAGCAGACTCAACTGATGCCTCTATGTAGTTTAAATAGCATCGACTAGTTTGGGACAATAGCCAAATGTAATAGCATACATACTCCTTTAAAAGCTGAGATTCACTTTGACGAAACTTTACGGTGATTATTTTCCCGTCATTCTCGATTGTTGCAATTTCATTGATGGTTGCTACATAATCACAAAGGATTTTTTTACCATCTACAATTTCATTATATGGCTTACGGTGATATTTTGATTCCAAGTAACCCAGATAAGCTGTTGGTGTTATTGCCGGATAGTAAAAGAAAGGATTTCCCAATACTCCTAACGAAAGAACTGAATCTGAGGTATGATTCATATAACCGTCGTCATCAGTTTTTATAAGGGAAATTTTAAAATGTGGAAATTCAAAGAATCTACTGCGCTTAGATTTACCCACTATGTTTTTATCATATTCAATGCATAGTTTCCAATTCCTTACAATCTGTTTAGAGAAACGAGCTATCTTAGAACCAGAACATTGCTTGTCATATGCATAATCATTGAAATACTTAATCAACAATCTATCAAACAGCTTGTTCCAAGCAGATGCATTCACATTCAGCTTCATTGATTTTGATTTCCGTTCATAATCCTCCACATTGAGTTCAAAATCTTTAAATGCTTCAAAGTCCAAATAGTTTTCTATGGTTATATATTCGCTACTTCTAAGAAATTGGCTGAAGGAATTTAAGTTCTCTTCTAATTTGAATTGTATAAACATAGAATCCTCATCAGGAGTTGCAATTATATGCTGGGTATTTATTTTTACTTTTATCTCATTGCTCATAAAACTATAGTCATAAAAGATTTTCCTTTCTTGATAAACAAAATTGTTCGGTTCGTCTATGGTCCTTTTTATAATATCCGGAAGTTGCCTATAATCAATTTTGAGATTAGGAGCATATATCTGTTGTATTAAAGCAATGTTTAAGCACGAATCTTCGACAAGCTTCTGAATCAGAGCGATGCATTGGGAGCCAAAATTGTATTTATGCTCCTGTAATGAATTATTTAAACAATCTATTACTTCTTTCATACTCGATTTAAATTTTAATATACCAGAGAAAACTAATCCGATTATGCGTATGACTTTATCTTTGCGCAAAAAATATAAGACGATGAAAACAATAATTGGTTCTATGCTAGCTTGTCTGTCGGTTTCTGTATCCGCCCAGACTGTAAATAATGTAGTAAGTGACTAAAGTTTCCCACCCCAATAAAGAGGGTGGGAAGTAACAGTAATTCAAATTTTCTTCGTAAATTAGAGGTACTTAATCAACTGATTTACAATGAAAAATAAGAATACTATTATAGAAGCAAAAATAGGTAATTTGAACGAACTTACCAAGGTTTTATCCGTTAAAGAACAAGCTCAAGAGCAACTTTTAGTCGTCATGAAGGCATTGGGCATCGGTAAAATCGTTCGGAATCTAAAGTTTGAGAAGGCTCAGGGCTATACCTTGACCTCCCTCTTCATCTCGCTCCTCATCATGCGCCTGTGGGGAAAGACAATTGCCTGTGCCACTTCCAATCATTTTCATGGACTTTGCGCCGTGTCAAAGAACACGCTGTATCGCGCACTTTTGAACGCCCGCATCGACTGGCGAATGCTTCTTACCAAAATCACCCTTCGCTTCCATGTCATTCTTCGGGAGCATCAGGTGAATACCGACGAGCATGACACTTGTGCCATCCTTGATGATACAACCTTTCAGAAAAGCGGCATTCGAATCGAAGGAGTCAGCAAGGTGTTCGGCCATGTCACCCACAATTTCATTAATGGAATGAAATGCCTGACACCAGCTCTCTCTGACGGGAAAAGCTGCTATCCCATAGACTTCTCCCTTCATCGTGAAAAAGGAAAGAAGAAGGATTACGGCTTGACCTTAAAACAGCGGAAGGAGCAGTTCAAGGAAAAGCGGAACGCAAAAAATCCGGACTATACACGCAAGGCGGAATGTGATGAGAGCAAGCTCGAAATGGCCAGACGCATGCTCTGTCATGCCGTGGGGCATGGTATCAACTTCAAGTATGTGCTTGCTGACAGTTGGTTTACATGCGAATCGCTCATACAGGCAGTCCGCGAGCTATGCGGTGGTTCAGTGCACTATATTGGTTTGGTCAAGATGAACCCCAAGTTGCGTTATCAGACAAGCAAGTCCAAACGTCCCCAAAACATCCATGAACAGATTGTAAGGTATGAACGTACAACTTCATGCTATTGCCGAAAGTACAAGTGCAAATACATTCAGCTTCATGCAAAACCGGGCGAACAGCCCATACGCATCTTCATCATCAAATACGGGCGAAGCACCCTTTGGAAAGTGTTGCTTACTACAGATACTTCCATGAACTTCGTCAGAGCCTTTGAACTTTACGAAAGACGCTGGGGCATAGAGGTCATATTCAAGGAATGCCGCGGTTATCTTGGACTGGGAAAATGTCAGAGTCGGAGCTACAACGCTCAGATTGCAGACACCACCTTGTGTTTCATGATGTATCAGATGCTCTCCTTGGCCAAACGCTTTTCAGAATACGAAACCCTGGGAGCACTATTCCGCTCGGAGCGTGACCGGCTGCAAGTGCTCACCCTGTGGAGCAGGACTTTGGAAGAAGTCAGGCATCTGCTGGAAGTTTTGTCGCGTGAAGCAGGAGTGGATCTGTTGACATGCCTATCAACTGTAGCCGCACGGCAAATGGCAGACTTCTTATTACTCAAATAGCTGATATGAGGGGGGAAAACTTTAGGTCATAATTAGACAATAACGGGAATTATTACTCTAATATACTGATTTTTCAAGGAGATTATAAAATAAAACAATGAAGTAATTAACTGAATTATAAACTTTTAAAACCTGAATCAGAAGCTATTTTCAACTCCTGATTCGCATTAATAAAAAAATAACTACCTTTGCGCGATTTTTAAAAGAAGGCAAAGATGGGAAATGCATATGAAGAAAGATTAGGAACCGACCGTATGTTACCTCTTATATTTAAGATGTCACTTCCGGCGGTTGCAGCTCAGCTGGTAAACCTGTTATACAATATTGTCGATCGTATTTATATCGGTCACATACCCGGCATCGGAACCGATGCTTTAGCTGGAATCGGAGTAACAAGTGCTGTCATAGTACTGATATCTTCCTTCTCTGCTATTGTCGGAGCAGGAGGAAGTCCACTTGCTGCCATTGCCCTGGGACAAGGAAACCGGGAGCGTGCCGGACAGATTTTAGGCAACGGATTCATCCTGCTGCTCATATTTACCATACTGACTTCCGCTACCACTTACTTGTTTATGGAGCCGATATTGCTCTTTACCGGAGCATCGGAAAATACAATAGGATATGCTACTGATTATCTTTCGATATATTTGCTGGGTACTCTGTTCGTGGAACTGTCAGTAGGGCTCAATACATTCATCAATACACAAGGACGTCCCACCATAGCCATGTATTCTGTCCTTATCGGAGCAATATTGAATATCGGATTAGATCCTCTGTTCATTTTTACATTCGGTATGGGAGTAAAGGGAGCAGCCTTAGCCACTATCCTGTCACAAGCCTGTAGTGCCATATGGGTAATTTCCTTTCTCACGTCGAAAAAAGCCTCATTAAGACTTGAATACCGCTACATGAAACTGCACAAAGGCATCATACTCTCCATTCTGGCGTTAGGAGTTTCACCATTTATCATGGCAAGTACAGAAAGCCTAGTGGGCTTTGTCTTGAACAGCAGCCTGGAAAAATTTGGAGATATCTATGTCAGTGCACTAGCCATCATGCAAAGTGCCATGCTCATTGTAAGTGTTCCACTGACAGGTTTTGCGCAAGGATTTGTTCCCATTGTCAGCTACAATTACGGCCATCATAACCGGGAACGAGTAAAGGAATGCTTCAAAATAGTAGTCATCATCATGTTTTCATTCAATTTTCTATTGATTTCATTCATGATTCTATTCCCCTCACTAGTAGCTTCCGCCTTTACGAGCGATGAAACATTAATAGAAACAGTACGCCAGGTGATGCCGATTTTCCTCGGAGGAATGACAATATTCGGATTACAACGTGCGTGTCAGAACATGTTCGTTGCTTTAGGTCAAGCTAAAGTTTCGGTATTCATCGCTCTATTACGCAAAGTTATATTACTCATACCGCTGGCACTTATCCTGCCCCGTTTCATGGGGATGCCCGGAGTATATGCCGCTGAAGGAATTTCTGATGCAACGGCAGCCATCTGCTGTACACTTATCTTTGCCATACAGTTTCCACGCATTCTCCGCAAGATGGTATAAGAAGAGAAACCTTATTCAGGTTTTCTCTTCATAACCTGGCGGAAATCATTTACGATTTGCCGTCCCATATTGATACGTGTACTGTCTACTTTTCGTATTTCTACCGAAGTTACCGCATCCTTGTATTTAGCCTTGCTCAGTTTAAACTTCATCTTATCCAGATTTCCCGTAATATTCACTCCCATCTTAAAAGGCAGAGGCGACTTTAAAATAGAAATATGGTAATCGAAGTTCATGTCAAGTCCCTGAGTTCCTCCCACAGCCGCCTTATATCGGTCTATCTGCACAATAAAAGGATATACTGTCACATTGCCGTCCTTTATTGTCATATTCACCGAAATACTGTCGAACATGTTCCGCTCTTTGTTCTTAAACATCAGCATCTTCGATATTTCAGCAAAAGTTTCTCCATCCATCAGTACCAGACTGTCGCCCTTGATATGTACAGCCGAACGTAAAGACGGAATCTTGATATTCAGATTCGAATCAAGTACCGCCTCGGCAGCAGCTTCAAAATCAACAACTCCCTGGAACGAACGAAGCATCGGGACAATTGTATCCAGTGAAGGAGCAAATTCAACCAGCTTGGCTATATTGATTTTATGCAGCCTGAAGTCGAATCCGGCATATCCCTGCTTCTTCTCCTGAGCACGATAAACCAAAGTTGCATTCATCTGAGCATCCATCCCCTTCATGCTTAATCCTTTCAGATGAACAGCCTGATTCCGGATATCCACAGCTCCACGCACATCTTCGAATATCATCTTGTCATACTTCACCCTTTTCAAGTTAGTCTGGAGTTCAAAATCCAGACTCTTTGGAATTACAAATAACTCCAACGATGAAGCAGTAGTATCAACTTCAGCCTGAAGTGTATCTTCCGGGAAACTCAATGAATTGATAAGTTGATTACAGTCGAGGTTACGGGAAGAAACCTCCAGCTTCCCCCTCAACGGACGATGATGCTTCATCGTTCCATACAAATCGTATATGGCTCCAGTTGCCGTCAAATCGGAATGTCCCACCCGACAAGTTGCATTTTTCAGCGTTATCATCCGGTTACCTACCGTCACCGATGTTTTTTTCATACGTATAGGTAATGCAAATTCAGGAGTCGACATTCTCATACGACGGAAACCAATGATGCCTTTCGGAATCCAGAGTGAATCATGCAATTTTTCTGCGGTCACAGCAAAGCCTGCCCGATCCACCCCCATCTTTGTTTTCCAGGCACGGCAGAACATGGTATCAGCACTCAGCGAAAGAGAAACCTGAGGCATCGAAGGGTTCTTTTTCCCAGGCTGCAAGCGCACTGTAGCATCAGCTTTCTGACAGAATAACGCCAACGAATCGCCCATATTCCCTTTCAGACGATTCAAAGTAAATTTACATTCAACGTCTGTAATACGGGTAGTATCCTGGGGGTTAGTAGATTTAACCGACATAGTCAGTTTTTCTACATTCGAATTAGCCAGCTTTGACTGCAAGACCAGTTTATTGATTTCCGCACGTGCAGCCAGATTATCATTCCCGATGAAATTGAGCGAAGCATCACTCGCAAATTCAAATCCTTTATTAACATCCCGCAACTGCAAATTCGTCATCTTCAATTTTCCACCTAAACGAATACGTCCCAAATCCTGCTTCTTAATGGAAAACAGCCGACATTTCAACCGCAAATCAGCCTCCAGATCGCCACCAATAGTTACCCCCTCCTGCAAAGGAAAAGCCTGTGCCAAGGCAGTCAGATCTACTTTCGATTTTGTATTAAACGTTATATCTGGATCTTCCAACAGATTCACAATCTTTGCATCGGCCAGTATATCTGTATGAGCCCCCTGAAAATGAAAAATCTTCAAGTCTGCATACGAAGGCTGTTTACGCATTAAATCTACAAACGCATAAAAATCGGCCGTAAAATTGTCAATTCCATAAGGAAGTTTATCATATTTAGCCGATGCTTTATCTATCTGTACCTTCAACGTAACGGCAGGCATCTGCTGCTTTCCATACCATCCTTTTACATCACCCTCCATTTTCACACTGCCTCTTGCCTCCATACTTTCACGCTTCAAAACACTCTCAGGAATCATATTGAATACCGTTTCCAAGGAAGGAGCATGCAGAGCATATGCAATATCCACGTTAAGTGCACGGCGAACTGTATCTCGCTTCAAGGTTCCCTTCACATCAAAGGTTATACCGTTTAATGAAATGTTGGCATCATTTAGTGTAAGTGTACGCGTAGAACGGTCCAGATCAAGAGAAGTCTTCAGGTCTGTCGCAACCTTATTGACCAGCAATTGTCCGTCCTGCCAGAAAAGTACATTATCATTGCTGAAACGCATAGCTAACTTTGAGTGTTCTTTCTGCAAAGAAGCTGTCAGATTAAGTGCAGCATTGGTCAGGCGGGCATAAACTCTTGTATCCCGGTCATCAAAAATAACATTTGCCCGCTTCAGCGATACCCGACGAATATCAATACCTCCCGACAAATCTGTCTTGCCAGAAGAAGCAGTATCAGCTACAGCAGTTGTATCAGAAGCTACAATATCCCAGTTGGCAATGCCCTCCCTACTCTTATAAGCGTAAACCGAAGCATCTTCCAATCCCAGATAGTTAAGAGTTATTTTTTTATTTATCAAATAATCTATCGGATTTACCACAACCACGCATTTGCCAAATGACAGCAACGAATCTGTTTTCTGCCATGCTGTATCACAGAACACTTTCGAGACAAGACTTCCATCGACCAACTTCAATCCGAAACGTGGAAACGTAGAGAAAAAAGTCAGTTCCACACTCTTCATCTCCAACTTGGCATTCAGTGCCTGATTAGCAGTTTTCAAGACTACCGGAGTTAACCTGGAAGGAGTAAACACAAAATTTATAGCAACTGTTATTGCTATCAGAATTAAAACAATCAATGAGCCGAAAGATATACCGGCTATTTTCAATATCCCTTTTGTACGCTTCTTCATAATCTTTTTCATACCTAATTTCCGACAAAGATACAAACTTAACTTTTTCACTGTACCTTGTTTTTCTTTAATTAAGAACCCTGTTTTGGTTACTAAAAAGCCACTAAAACAACAAAAGCCGGAATTATGTCTAAAACTTGGGCAAATCTTTCCAAAAACATCGAGATATTTTTTTAAAATTTGTACAACTTCCCCAATTTTTTTGAGCAATATTTCAAAAGTATTTGTACAAAAATTGAGAGTTTTTGCTGAATTATCTGAAAAGACTTCAACCAAGTAAAATATGCTCTTCAACAAGTTTTTGGAAATATATTGCCTTTTTTCTTCCCTATACACATTTTTTTCTTACGAAATTTCACTTTTATGAAAACATTTGCTACATTTAGTTGTTTATTATTTAAGAACAAAGTATGAAAAAAATCACTTTAGGAGCACTTACACTCTTACTCATCACGACAGCTTGTAGAGATGACAGTTATACTCTCTCTACTGAATCAACCCCCAATCTTGTTACTCCCGCTCTACATACCCGTGTGAGCGATTCTCAAAGTCCTCTCACGGGTATAGTAGAAGCTTATCCTTGCCTCCAGGGAAGCTCTATTTATTTCGGGAACTATGTAAACAATACGCTAAGCGTGTTCTATGGTTTTTACAATGTTCAGGATGGAAACATTGTAGGAGATAACAACCGAGAAGTATCGCTGCCTGTCGGCAAATATAACATTGTATATTGGGGAACTCCCAAATATGAAGAACCTATTCATACAACCCCAGCCATTGATGAACCCGGGCTATCTATTGGTTCAGACTTATCTAAATTGTATTTCGGATTGAGACAATACAATAAAGATACTACATATATTCCTGTATACGATCTGGTACACACCAACAAGGAAGTAAATATTGGACAAGAGGATCTGGAAGCCAATATGGAACGGGTTGTAGCAGGACTCAAGGTGATTGTCAAAACAAAAAACAATGCCGTCATCAACTCTAACATTACAGATATGCAGGTTCTTATCGGTGGAATAGCTGAAAAAATCAATCTGTATACAGCCGAACCCGAAAATAAGACAAAGACTGTCAAGTTTGATCTGGTACGTTCTGTCGATAATACCGAAATGAGTAATGCAATGGTAATGGTATTTCCTTCTGCCCCAACCCCTTGCTTACACTCCTGATTACGCTGAAAGATGGTAGCGTACACACGCTATCGAAAAATCTGGAATCGACATTGGTTGCCAATACACGTCTGACAGTAAACATTGTTATCGGAGATATTTTTGCAGGGGGGGGGAGTTCCGGAAACTTCACTATCGACAACTGGAATGAATCCAGCGAAACGATTGAATTTCCAGTGGTGGATTGAAGAAAAACAAGCTCCTTTCGGGGCTCCCCTGCTCTAGAAGAAAGATAAAGGAATAAGACAAAACATAAAAAATTAGGAAAAATCCTCGCCAAGCTATAACTTTGCGAGGATTTTTTATAATATTATGTACATATTCCGTTCTATACACGAAATCATAAACACCGTCGCCGCAGCAAGAGGGCTGCTGACGGAAATGTTCGAGAAAAGAAAAATACTAAGCTTCAGATACTCCGATGCACTGGCTTTGCTGAAAGATGATGAAAACCGTCTGAAACTACTTATAGAAAAAGAAGTAATTCATCAGAACGGCAACTTTGTTGAGCTGGATGCACGGTTTATGGATTTTTTCGAACTGTTACTTGAGGCTAATGAAGAAATCAATACAGCCGTGATAGATGAAAATATCGAGTATCTTCACGAACTGATGGATTATTATCTCAAAGAACGTATCGCAACGCGTAAGGCTAGTTACGTAAGAAATATCAAAATTACTTTTCAGAAAATAGCTCGTACTACGATACGTAATATCATGAATTTGCAGACCAGCATCGACAATGCTTTCAAACATGAGCCTACCTATCAGATAAAGATTGCCAAGCTGGAAAACCTCGATAAAAAACGAATCAATATCCAGCAGCTGATTGATACGACGGAAAATCTGATATTGCACGAAGAACGACAATTCTTCCAACAAGCAACTGATGATGAGCTGAACCGGATTTTGCTGGAACTTCGCCGGGAATTACAGCTTTCAGCGCATAGTCTTATCCGGGCACAGCAGGATATCATCAATTACCTGAATCAGATTAAGAGTCAAGTGATACTGGTAGAAAAAATACGCCGGGTAAAATATTTGCAAGATCAGTTTGAACTGCGTGCCAAAAGTAATCTCGCCGAAGTACTGGAACGTGAGCACTCCATTCTTTTGGAAGGAACAGCACCGTCATCATTCAAGCTTTCCATAAATTACTTGAATACCGATGAGGCACGTCCGATCATTCTGAAAGTAATGAAAAACCTCCAGCATCGCGAAACCATACGAAGCAACGAAGCTGGTGCGTTCAGCGATGAAGATCTGGCATCTCAGTCAATGTATCAGGAAACAATAAGTCTGGAAGAAACGGTCGGCAACTATATTCAGGCACAAACTGAAGCAATGTGGAAAGATGCCACTGCACAGCCAGAAGATCTGTTCTCTTTCCTGATGCGCTATCCATTCCGTCAAGAAGTCAGTGAGGAAGAACGGACTACCCTCTTTTGCCAGATTGTATCACTATACGAATCGCAGTTCCGTATCAGTGAAGAATTTGGTATTTACAAAAACTATGAATATGCTCGCATCTATCCGATATAAAGGAGGATCGCATAATAAAAAATATTCACTTTAGTTCATTCCGGTAAACATTCGGAATACATGCTAAAGTCAATCAGAAAAAATCAATAGATTATATGGAACTAACAATAAGAATACCCGATCATACAGCGGCTATTTTCGACTATTTGCAAAAAGGTCTGTTTATCAGTTCAAACAGTACAAATGAAGACGTACGCGATTTATATGATATTATAGACGATGACTTCGAAGCTCTGTCGATTTATTTTGCACAGATAGGCTATACACTGGAGCGGGGAAACGAATATTTTTATTTTTCTCGTACAGAACCTCGTGTTACACTGGAACAAAAGATTCTGCGTGCCTATTACTGGATTGATGTTCTCGACTTATTTAAAACATACGATGAAACTTTCGGACCGGGCTATCGTTTTCAGCCGGAACAGATATTGGTGGAAGCCAACATCAACGTCATGTTGCAGAACAAGCTGGACGGGATACGTAAACATTTCTCCGATAAAGATGTACGCAAAGAGGTGCTCGATAATATGATACGGCAGCTTACCCGTGACTCTTTTCTGGAACTGGAAAACGAGAAGAACAATACATATAAAGTAATGAGTTCCTGGAATTATCTGGAACGCCTGATTGAAAGTATTAACATTTACGATGACAGCCAAGACGATGAGAAACCTGAATAGAATTATATTTGTAAATAGTGCAAATATTCCTTATGCCGATGATATCTATTTGGATGGGAATGTACACTTTATCGGTACACAGGGAGTAGGAAAAAGTACCGTACTTCGCTCTATCCTCTTTTTTTACAATGCAGATACACAAAAGTTGGGAATCCCAGTTGAAAAACAGAGCTATACGGAATATTATTTCCCCTACGCCAATTCGTATATCATCTATGAAGTAGCTACTGAGAACGGAGCTTTCTGTATCCTCAGTTTCAAGTCGATGAACCGAGTAAGCTACCGTTTTATTGACTCTCCTTACCGGAAAGAGTTTTTTATCGATCCGGAAACCCGTATTGCCTATACCGGAGCCGACCGGGTACGTATGCAGCTCGATTTGCAGAACGTAGACTACTCACGTATTATTTACACTTTCGATGAATACCGGAATATTCTTTATGGCAATGGCGTTTCATCTGATATGAAGAAATATTCGCTTATGGAAAGTAAGCAGTATCAGAATATTCCTCGTACAATCCAGAATGTCTTGCTTAACTCTAAGCTGGATGCTGAATTCATCAAAAAGACAATTATTTCATCCATCAACGAAGATGAAACTGCAGTCGATCTGAATAACTACAAGGAGCATCTGAAAAATTTTGAAGTCCGTCTACGTGACATCGAAGAATTCCAAAAACGCGAAACACAAAAGCAGGCTAAAGAAATAACATTATTGTCGGCACAGGTTTCGAAACAGCAGACAGCACTGGCCCAAGGTTGCCGCGAACTGGTTTCTGCCTTTATCAAGGCTAAGGAAGCACTTCCACAATGGCAAGAAAAAAAACAACATGCGGAAAGTGAGCGCAACAAGTTGATTACTCGCCGACAAGAACTGCAAGAGCAGTCACGCCATCGCTGTGACAAATTGCAGGAAACACTTGCTGTACTAAACAATGAGCTGCAAAAGGCACAAAAGAAGGAAAAAGATTATGCTCGCCAACAAATTGAGCAGGTAATGGAGCGTTCTTCACGAAAAGAAGAATGGAAAAACCGCCGCGACGGATTACTGGAAGAACAGCGTATTCTCACTTCCCAATATACAGAGATCTCAACAAAATATAAGTCGCTTATACAGAGCCTTGATGAACAATGGAATAAAATTCATGAAGCAAAACTCAAGCAACTGGATGAGTTGAACAGCACATATAATGCACGCATTGAGGAAGGACGTCTTCGCCACGAAGCTTCTACCGAAGCATTATATCAGGAATACGAACAACTCTCACAGCAACTTCACCCTGAGAAGAGTGAAAAACAGAGTGTGCTGACAGCTATTGATTATCAGATGCAGCTTTGCCGGAAAGAGATGTTCTTCGAAACAGAACAAGAAGAACTGAAGCATCGCATACAGTCGTATACCGGCATGCATATGAGTAAAAAGAACCGCATCAACAACGCACAACTCATCATCAAGGAGATTACGCTGAAGTGGGAAGAAGAATTGCAGCACGGAACAAAAGAAAAAGATGATGCACTAACCAGACTGCAACTGGAACAGCAGCAGCTGAAGCCACGTGTTGACGAACTGGAAACGTTTTTACAAAACAGCCGCAATACATTACAGGGATGGCTCAAGGATAACAAACCAGGATGGGAGGAAAACATCGGTAAGCTTTGCGATGAGTCTATCCTCTGGCAGACAGGTTTGTCACCCCAATTGCAAGATGCAGGCGAGTCTTTCTACGGAATTTCAATTGATCTGGCTGGAATAAACCGACATATTAAATCCATCAACGATTATCAGAAAGAGAAAGAAGCCGGCACTTGTCGTCTGGAAGAAATAGCAGCAGAAACAATCCGATTGCAGAGTGAAAAAGAAGAGCTGGAAGAAACGCTGAAAAGTAAATATCAGCCGAAAATAAAAGAGCAAAAAGATATCATCGCTCTACAAGAATATGAACTGGAAAAACTGGAACGACAATATCAACAGGATATGCTCGATCTGGAAAACTGGAAGAAAAAGGCCGAAGCAGAAAGAAACCGCAAACTTCACGAACTGGAAGAGCAAAAAATGCAGGCTCATAATGAATTGCAACAGACAGAAAGCAAGCTGAATAATCTAAACAAAGAGAAATCGGACAAGCTGAACAATTTAAAGCAAGAATGGAACAAACTGTTGCAAAATCTGAACAACGAAAAAAGTGCACAGGCAGACAACATACGCAAGGAAGATAAAGAGGAACAGCAACGGATAGCTTCTGTAAAGGCTGAATACGAAAACGACATGCAAAAGGAGCTCCACACACAGGGAGCCGATACAGAACGTCTGCAAAACATTGCAGAACAATTGCAGAATATCGAACAGGAACTTCTGTTTATAAAAGACCATGCTGCACTCATCATCGAGTATCAGAAGGATAAACGCGATTTGATTGACCAAATTCCGACATGGCAACGTGAATATGACGAGCAAAAACGTTTATTAAACAACGAGAAAGAATCTTTACATAAAGAAACAGGAGCCCTGCAAAGTGAAATAGACAAGCTGAATAAATCACTGCATGAAGCAGAGGAAAATGTACGCAGCTTATCCGGCAACCTGGATGCGTACGAAAAAATTCCTGCATACGACTGGTACAAGCCTCATCAGGATATTTTCCGTTCTGAAAATGGTACGGAAACTGAAATAGCCGTTCAAAAAGGATGTATCGAACTGATTGATGAACTGGGACGCATGGAAAACCAGTACATGCAGCTTCAGAGTCGCCTGCGCAAAGAAGTAAATCTCTTTACCGGACATTTTGACGAGGACAATACGTTTAAGTTCAAAACGAAATTCAATGAAGATTGGGAATATATACGTTTTGCCGATGAATTACACGACTTTGTAGAAGAAAATAAAATCAACGAATTCGTGCGTCGCATCAACAACGAGCATTCGGACATCTTCAAACGTATCAGCATGGATACTTCTATGCTTACGGCCTCGGAAAGTGATATACAGGATCTGACAAGCAAGGTAAACAAAGGATTCCAGACATGCAATTTCGTAGGAGTAATCCAACGTATTGAAATGAAGGTAGAAGAAAGCAGCAACCGAGTGGTAAATGCTTTGAGAGCCATACAGAAATATTACAATGAACATGCTTACGACCTTACTCCGGGCACAAACTTGTTTTCCAGCGAAAACGAACAATTGGTGAAACAGGAAGCTATCGCTTTATTGCGTGATTTCATCAAAGAAATGCACGCTTACCGGTATGACAAGATCCGTCTATACGATTCGTTTGAATTACGTTTCCGCATCATAGAAAACAACAACGACACCGGGTTTGTCGAAAAGTTGTCGAATGTGGGTTCGGAAGGAACAGATATCCTGGTAAAAGCAATGATTAATATCATGCTGCTGAATGTATTCAAAGAAAGTGCTTCGCAGAAGTTTAAGGACTTCAAATTACATTGCATGATGGATGAGATCGGAAAGCTACATCCTAATAATGTAAACGGAATCCTAAAATTTGCAAACGACCGAAACATTATTCTGATTAACGGTTCACCTACGGAACTGAACCGTGACGCATATAAACACGTATATCTGCTCACTAAAGGGGCTCAAAGCAAAACCCGCATAGCCCGGTTGATCTCAGATCAGAAATTGTAAATGTTCTCTTTTTTTAATACCTTTGCTAGGTACGAAAAAGAAAAAGCAATTTATGATGCAGATACTGAAACTACAAGGAACCGACAGACAACTATACCGGCTGGTAGGCCCTTTGGTTATGAATCCGAAAGTCCTGCAATACAACAACGGATATCCGTTTAAAACCGGAGAACACTATGTATGGTATATTGCAATAGAGAAGCAAAAAGTAATGGGATTTATTCCATTAGAAATGCGTAAAAACGAACATATCATCAACAACTACTACGCTGAAGCAGAAACCCACGACTATATTCTGGATACACTGCTAAATACAGTCCTTACAGACGAGGAAGAGAGCACACAGCCTTTATCGGCTGTGGTGCAAACTCCTCATCAGGATTTGTTCGTACAGAAAGGATTTGAAATAACAAAGAGTTGGAAACTATACATAAAAATGCAGAAGGCATAATGGAAGCGACAGTTCAGGAACAAAAAAATGTCTACGAATTAACCCAGGAGCGTCTACGAGTAATATTCAACGAATTTGATAATATCTATGTGTCTTTTTCTGGAGGCAAAGACAGTGGAGTATTGCTGAACTTATGTATTGACTATATCCGCCGCAATAACCTTAAGCGGAAAATAGGTGTATTCCATATGGATTATGAGGTTCAATACAAAATGACTATCGATTTTGTAGACAGCATTCTAGAAAAGAATAAGGATTTACTTGACGTATATCGCATCTGTCTTCCGTTTCGTGTCGCAACCTCAACATCAATGTATCAGTCTTTCTGGCGTCCGTGGGATGAAGAAAAGAAAGATCTCTGGGTTCGCCAGATGCCTGAAGGTGCTATAACAATAAAAGATTTCCCCGAGTTGAAACCAGACACATGGGACTACGATTTTCAGCTTTACTTCGCACAATGGCTGCATAAAAAGAAAAAAGCTACACGTACTTGCTGCCTAGTGGGTATACGGACACAGGAAAGCTTCAGTCGCTGGCGATGTATATTCCAAGTTCCCAAGAACATTCTGTATCATAAGTATATCTGGACCTCAAAAATAGGAAATGATATTTACAATGCCTATCCTATATACGATTGGAAAACGACAGATGTATGGACAGCAAACGGTAAATTCAAATGGGACTATAACCCTTTGTACGACCTCTATTACAAGGCAGGAGTCAGTTTAGAACGGCAACGGGTAGCCAGCCCGTTTATCAGTGAGGCTATCGAAAGTCTTGCTCTTTACAGAGCCATTGATCCCGATACATGGGGAAAAATGATAGGACGCGTAAATGGGGTAAACTTTTCGGCTATTTATGGAAGCACACATGCCACGGCAAGGCAAAAAATAAAACTGCCAGAGGGATATACATGGAAATCATTTATGTACTTTTTACTATCCACACTTCCTGAAAAGACACGCAACGGCTATCTCCGGCGTTTGAACGTCAGCATTAAATTCTGGCGAACAAAGGGAGGATGCCTGAGTGACGATGTCATACAAAAACTGATAGATGCTAAAGTTCCTATAGAAATAGTAGACAAAAGCAACTACCGTACACATAAACATCCTGTAAAAATGGAATACCAGGAAGATATAGACATTCCTGAATTCAGAGAAATTCCCACATACAAACGCATGTGTATCTGCATTCTCCGAAATGACCATGCCTGCAAATACATGGGCTTCTCTCCTACAAAGGAAGAGATCAGCAAAAAAAATAAGATTATGGAAAACTACAAAAATATTTGGCGATGAGTGATAACGAAAATGAATATAAAAGTCCTGTTTATAATGTAAAGGCTGTACCAGTAGAAAAAGTAGTAGCAAATGATTATAATCCCAATGTGGTAGCTCCTCCAGAAATGAAACTGCTGGAAATATCCATTTGGGAAGATGGATTTACCATGCCGTGCGTTTGTTATTATAACAAAGAAGCAGACAAATACATTTTAGTTGATGGATTCCACCGATTTACGGTACTAAAAACCTCCAAACGTATTTATGAACGAGAAAAAGGCCTGCTTCCTGTCGTTGTGATCGATAAAGATTTGTCAAACCGCATGGGGTCTACTATTCGCCATAATCGTGCACGTGGAACTCATAACATCGAACTCATGTCACACATTGTTGCCGAACTGGACAAAGCAGGAATGTCGGATCAATGGATTATGAAAAACATCGGAATGGATCGAGATGAATTGCTCCGACTGAAACAAATATCCGGTCTGGCCGAACTTTTTGCTGATGCCGACTTCAGTATTCCCCAGCCCAAGCCTGCATATATTCCAATACCGGAAAATGACGATGAAGTAAAATCTGAATAAATTAACCCGCTCTTAAATACAATAAATCATACGTGTAATAAAATAGCCCTGTCATCTTTCATTGGAGTACATCCTGAATGTTTTATACCTAAGATGTAAACTTCCTAGTAATGACAGGGCCATTTTATTGTAGACAGAACAGTCAGGTTCAAATTGAGAGTTCCTCTTTATTGAACTAAACTTAGATAGACTTGTACTCTCCTTTTCAGCTTTCAAGTTTTGCCTTAATATTTTCCAGTAGAATCAGGCATCCCTGCATTTTAGGATTTTCAAAACAAGCTTCAGCCTGATCGAATAAACGTGCTACTGTTTCTTTCAGATTAGGTATATTAGTTGCTTTATCTACTTGTAAACCTTGAGGTAAATCTTGATTAGCAAACCAATCTTTCAAGGCTTTCAGTTCTTCTTTCTTATAAATTTTTCTTTCTTCCATATGATAATGATTAAAACGGATATCCCACAGCAAAATGAAATGCAAAATCGCGTTTGAAGTCAGGAGATATAATGGGGTAACGGTCACGACCAGTATACATCGGATTGACAGCCTTCATACCTCCATCGAAACGTAAAATCAAGAAGTCCAGATCGAAACGTATTCCCAATCCATAAGATACGGCAAGTTGCTTATAAAAACGATTAAACTTGAATACTCCTTCCGACTGTATTCCCTGATTCCGTATATTCCAAACGTTTCCGGCATCAATAAACGCTGCTCCATTCAACTTCCAGAATAAAAATGTCCGGTACTCCAAATTCAGGTCCAACTTAATATCTCCCGTATGGTTGACATAATCTATCGTGTTTCCATCCCCACGATAAGAACCTGGTCCTAAAGAACGTACCCGCCAGCCACGTACACTATTAGCACCTCCGGAAAAATATAACTTTTCGAAAGGTAAACTCTTAGAATTCCCATAAGGAACCGCAACTCCTAATCCGGCATGAAATACCAGCGAATTGCGCTCATCGATAACGAAGTTTTTTGCATAATCTATGTCAGCCTTCACGTACTGTGCAAAATCTATATTAGCCAACTGATATGCTTCGCCGTATCGTGGTTTTTTATTTATCAAACGCGAAAAGGCATACAACAAATTACCAGCTTCTTCTATATTAAAGCGCACAGAATACGAATTACGGTTTGCCGTAGTCATCGTATTTCCTCCAGCACTATTATAAGTATAAGTATATCCCAAGCGCACAATGAACAAATCTTCGTAACTATGTCTTAGCAATGGATTAACCTCATCCATACGATCCAGATAATCGTCGAATGTAGGTGAGGTATAGGGCATATAAATATAATTTATATCCAGCAAGTCAAAACGATGATTAGCCTTTCCTCTCCGTGTCCAACGATAGCTCCAGGCAGCAGAAGCTAAAGTACGTTCAAATTCCGGACGAATCTGCCAATTATATTTTATACTGACCTCTGAAGTCGCTTTAATACGTTTTTTAAAGTCGGAAGACAGAAACGGGAACATAAATTCAGGGAAATTCAAACTGCTCTCCACACCGTATTCCATATAGTTACTGCTAGTATATCCTTCCAGTCCACTCACTGCTTCATATGCTCCCCTCAATTTAATTGTAAAAGTCTCAGAACCTTTAAACAGGTTACGATGCGTATATGAAGCCGACGCTGCTGCTCCCAAATCACCAGCAGAGTTTGTTCCTTCTATTTCGAAAGACAATGATTTATTTTTATTTCTTGACAATGTGATATAAGCATCCAGGTATGCTGAATCATTTTCTATCACTTCGTTGAAACGAATATTTGAATACTTCAAGATAGACAAACGGGACAGCGCAGAGTAAGTATTTTGTACACTCCTGCTTCTATACAAGTTTCCGGGTATCAGAAAGTTATAATCAGAAATTACTTTCGGACGCAGAAACAGCTTGTCTTTATAAAACAAACTGACATCTCCCGAACGCACAGAATCAAAACTTTGGAGTGCTTGTGCAGAAGGTACAGTAAAATCCGCATCCAATATATAATTGACATTCCGTATCCGATACTGGCGGTGTTCTTCCGGCATATCTTCCTTACGAATTTGAAATGAGGCCAGCTCCATTGTAAGGTCAACTTTATGGGTATTCAGCATCGTATCTGCCTGAAATGTGATAAAATCCTTATTAAAACGATAATATCCCCTGTTCTGCAAATATTGGGTTATACGTTGTCTTTCCTCATCCAGTACATTCACATCGAACCGCATTCCTTCGTGCAGTAATGTCTGTGCTGAATCTGCTTCCAAATAACTACGTATCTTACTATCTGCAATATCATAAGCTATATTATTTATGATATACGGTGATCCCGAGTGAATATCATAGGAAACCTTCATACGTTTGCCCTTCGCTTCTTCCTTCAAGTCGACAACCGCTCCCATATATCCCATATTACGCACAGCTTTTTCTATTTCCTGCTGTGTTTCTTGAGCCGCATCTTTACTGTATATTACAGGCGCATCTCCCAGTTTACGCCAAAAACGGTTTATCCATTTTGTAGAGTCCATGCCCGAAGCACTATAAATATATAAAGGGAATCTGAATAAACTGAACCATTTAGCATTAGGCGACTGACGTACGTACTGATTCATCTGAGATGATTTTATCTCTTTATTATCCGACTCTATTTTTACGTCATCCAATAAATATCCTCCTTCTGGAATAAATTTATTGACAGAACAGCCTGGCAGTAGCAGGACAATAAGCGTAAAACAAATATAGATATGTAAAAGAGTCGTTTTCTTCATCTCAAAACAAGGCGATATATGCAGAATTATATGCAAAGATAGGCAATAATTAAAAATATCTTCTTATATATAAATTATCATCCTATCTTTCAACAAGTTATTTAAAACTTAAACTATCAATGTAAAACATACGTAAAACAATTAGTCAAATTCATTATTCTACCTACATTCTTACGTACAAATATACAATAAATTTTATGATTCCTGCAACACATAATTTATCGCTTCCTCGGTTGCTTTCTCCCTCTCAACTTCCAATTCAGATGATAACCTACTTATCAAATCTATATTACCCGTAACGGCTGACTTCTCCTTCCCCGATTCATCTTTAACCGTCAGACAATAATGCCCATAACCGATAAATTCTTTCGATAGAGTGTAACGCATAGAAAAGATTTTATGGCAGGAAAAGAAAAACGGTCCCGCTACCCGTTGCGTTACACCTTGTTAGAAAGCAGTAGGTACATTAATACTCTACACGGGGCGAAACCGTATATATACGGAAAGCGGCGGACAATTTAATGCCCGCTGCTGTTGCCAGCAAAATTACTTTTGCTTTCTAACCAAATATGTAACGCACTACAAAGATGGGGATTTTATCTGAAAAAACAAATCCCCTTCCAGATATTATTCCAGTTGGGGCTTTGGTTTGCTTCAATAAAGCTTATTCTACAATACGAAGATACAATAACTACCAATTCCACAAATTATAATTTACAGTTACAGCCAATACCGGAGATAAACCATATCTTCCGACACCGTAGCCGGCTGACAGACCAAGCCCCCAACGTTTTTGCTTATTTGACACGATTCTATCTCTATACACGTACTGTGTTACCGTCTTGGGATAAACTCGGATTTCGTCCAGACGCGGAGCCACACCGCTTACCTTTGCGTAGTAGTTGCTATCCTGGTATTCCTTGTACTCACGCAGATGTACACAAGTGTCCGTTCTTATTGTGTCGGCATGGTCTATCCACGCAAGATATGGAAATGGAGATAGGATATACTGTGTATCGACAAGTACCTTAGTCACGACAATAGGCTCACTCTGTACAGTGTCATACTTCGGAACTTCCTTTATCGAAGGGAAATGGCAACACCAGCCTAAAGTAAAGGCCAGTGCAGCTATTAATATATAAGGTAGGTATTTCATATTTTTAGGCATAAAAAAAGCGGTGAATCATTGAAACACCGCTTAAATAGTCAAATATTTTAATATCATTGATTAGCACGAATATTTTCTATCAATTGTGCTGCACCATCAAAAGGCAAATAATAATCATTAAGTATGGTTCCTGACAGTTTTACGAAAAGCAAGGCACGGGCTGCCGCATACATATCTGTTAAAATAACAGAAGCCATATCTGTTGGCAATTTGATATCAATTTGGTTTCCTTCAACTTTGCTGAAAAGCGTTTGTATAGGATCAATATGCAAAGTATAGGAAAAGCTATAAGAAACAATTGGAATATCTTCCTTGGAAGGCAAAAACAAATTAGTCCACAAAGTAGCTTTAAGCAAGGAACGTTCTTTGTCTATCTCAAAATTGATAGCAAACATCGTATAAATATTGTTGCATTCGTCTTTTTGCGTCGGAAGAGCGTCACTACAAATATCAAAATATTCTTCCCTGATTGATAGGACTCGTATCTTAATTTTTTTTTCCATATCTAACATTTAATTTTTATTGAAAGTTTGCTTGCAGGCTTTACTACAGCATAGTCACAATTATCTGAATATACAAAATCTGTGGGATAAACTTTCTTGCCTACAGGAAATAGCAAAGGAACTGGTACAAATGTACTTTCTTCCTTATTTTTTTTAGAAACTTCTACTATCGGTTCTCCAAGTACTCTCTCAATGGATAGCAAAGTACCAATTGTAAAATTATGTGTTCCACGCATCCATTTGCTTATCTCCGATTCATTCTTTCCAAGCATTCGCGCCAAATCCTTTTGAGTTAATCCTTTTGAAGCCAACACTTCATATATCCTATCTGAAATTCTAAAAGAAAAATCGACAATGTCCCGTGATTCTTGTGAAACCCGAGCTCTGCGAGCTTCCAAAATATTGCTCCTTTTCATTGCTTTTTCCTCCTAAATTTTAAGTTACCAATTAATTTTTTGTTATCAACTACCAAACTGCCATTTTTAATACGTGACAATATAAAACGTTCTGTATCTTCCAAAAGTCTAACTAAAGGAGAAAGCGTTGCGCTGTTCTGCCATGAGTCAGAATCCTTTACCCCACCATTTCCTAAAATCAAGACACCGTCAGTAAGCCTTATGCAATATAATCGAAGTTTGTTAGTTTCAATAGGTATGGCCACGACTTTGCTCTTAAAAGAAGATTCAGGGCGAAAATAACGTTCCAATGCACCTTTTTGCGCTATGACATCCAACCATGACAATATAATATCCATATCTTCCTTGTACAAAGGATTGTCTGAAAACCGAATGACAAAATTTTCAAATTCAGAATATTCATTTCCGGCGATCTTTATGGAATATAAGTTTAAGTTAGAATATTCCTCTATCAGCTCTATCTCATATTTCTCCACATTATCTTAACTTATAAGTTAATAATACAAATATCCTTTTTTTCTATTTAAAAACATGCATAAATTGGAATTTTAACCATATTATTATGTTTTTTTATAAGAATAAACGTAAACGGTGTTTCAACTTATCAAAGAATGCTTCTTGGTTTAACAATTTATAATTCCAACATGAGCAAATCTTTGTATTCTTCAGCTGCATCAAAGCAGGGACACATCTTCGTCCATTCGCAAGGTTCCACAATGCCGTCACTGTCAAGATCCGGCGATGTATCACGATGGCCCAATACCTCGACAATCTGGTACTTTGAACACAATTCTTTAATCAGTTTAGCTATCGCTTCTTTCTGCTGCGGTGTCCGAGTATCAGCAGCCTTACCATGCACATCCAATCCACCAACATAGCAGATACCGATACTATGCTTGTTGTACGATACTCCGGAAAATCCCTTAGAATTACAGTGAGCACCGTCTATAGTCAGGCTTCTACCAACCTCTACCGTACCATCCAATCTTACTACATAATTATACCCGATACATTGGAAACCACGAGCTACGTGCATCTGATTAATCTCTTTCTTGCCAATGTCCTGCCCTGCACGTGTAGCTGAGCAGTGGACCACGATTGCATCTATCTTATTCATTTCTTATCCTCCTTTATCTTCTTAATTAATTTTTGTGCTTCTTCAGGAGTTAGACACTCAACAATTCTTGCGGCCATATCAGCAACTTCAGCAGCATGACTTTTCTTCTTCCTGAGGTTCTCCACGACAGAGAAACCTTCTACAAACAGAACTCCAGCTGTACCGATAACAGCTCCATAAGGGAGCGTGTACCACGGGAAGCATAGTCCTAAAATGTCAATAAGAATGAAAAACATAACCAGCCTATAATAGTCTACAATCTTAGTTCCTGTCTTTCGTAAAGGTCGACTACATATTTTTTCTTTATTTGTCCTAGCAGCGTCGATTCCGGTCCACATATCCAATAAGCAGGCAAATACGATAAGCACAAGGCAGGTGAATATAATTGCCACGCCTGCACGCAAATCCTGTGTAATGAATCCTACATATTTTTCCATTGTATTAATCAAGAAGCTTGTTCAACATAAATACCTACTAAGTCCGACAAATCCTGATAGACCGCCTGCTCTGTATTTCGTGTACATTTGTAAGTCACACCGTTCTGAGAGTAGTATTTCCCTTCAAACAACTCCATATTGTTGTTGTAAGGGATCGGGTCTTCTAGTGTGCCTGCATGACCTCCTTCCTCAACTGTAGGATTGATTTCCTCATACAAAGCTGCTGTATCTATTGAAGGTGGCTGATTATCAAGTACGGTAGATATTGTCTGTTTAACCTTGTATAGTTTATCCTGATACAATACCTTGTAACCTTGCTCAAGCTGTTTGTTGATAAATGTTTCCCATTTAGGATAAATATTCTTGAACTGCAATGCTTGTTCGTCTGCCAGGCTCATAGTATTGATAAAAGTTGCGAACAATCCAATCATTTGATTTACCTGCTCTTCGGGATATTCTACATTCCCTTTGGCAGCGTTCTTGACTGTACGTATTCTTTCCGCTTCCGCTTCGTCTATCTCAGCAAATTGGTCTAGCCCTTCCCATGACGGTACTGTGATAGTCGTGAAGATAGGCTTGTGCTTGTCCTCTACTTCTGTTAATGTAATGTAGTGCTGGTATGCAGCACTAATAACCTTGCCATAAGATTGATTTTTAATATCCATAATTATTTTTTTTATAAAGGTTGAACTTCTTGAACATCCGAAACCATTTCCTCGAAGGCTTTCTTTACAAATGCCTTATATCCGCTGTCGATGTACTTTCGGATGATTTCTATTTCACTCTCATTTGCTTCTACTTCTCCGTCTTTGTAGATTCTTTGTGCCAAATCTAATTCTCCCAAATCTGAGGTTTCACTATAAATGTAATTCCCCAGTTCTTTCGAAATATCACGAGGTTCCAAGTTACCTTCAATGTCCCTTGTCGGGACAGCTTTAAAATTAAGTTTTTTCATATTTAAATGGTTTTTATAAATATACAAAAATTAAATCAGGATGCAAACAACAGAGGTGATTCGTAATATACATTTAAAAACACTGCACAGTCTGCGTCAGCAAATCCATACGTTCCACCCATTTGCGTATAGTGAGCTGTTGAGTAAACAAAATATGAAGATGTTCTTTCTTTTACACAAGCAATCGGGAAATGTGTACCACGTATAGGCGTTATCTGAACCTTGTATGAAGTATCTCCTATATTGTGTGTTACTTTATATGTTCCTGTAGCGGTTTTTTTTACAGAAAACTCAATAATAATTCCGGAACTATTAGGTATAGAAACGCCAATTGAATGTTCTAAGTATCCTGAAGCTGTTATATATGCGGAGAATATACACTTAGCATAACGAAGAAAAGCGCAAATGGAATACCCAGCTTGTGTTTTTCCACAATACGTAAGCTGTACTCCTTTCGTGTTAACTGTAAGACCTGTCCCATTCTCATCGTATATCTTCAGACCGTCATACTTCAACGTGGTTTTCAAGACCTTGTCAGTGCTTTTAGTCTTGCCACGAAGGAATAAAGATTCGGGCGTTAATGTACCTTGCAAAGTAGAGCCATCCGAATATTGTGTAGTCAGGTCTAGCTGCGCATAATATCTAGTAGTACCTGCTGTATTCCTCTGATATTTCAGCTTGAACAGTTCATTGCTTCCTTCCGTCATTCTAATGCCTTCCTTGTTTACTAAAGTACTTACACCGTCCACATTTGTCGCATTAAGTGTTTTTACTACAAGAGCATCCGCTTCAATCAGACTTGTACGAATATGTCCTCCCTCAATGATTGTATTTCCGGCTGTTGCTGCTGAAACCATATCAGCATAGCTGGCATATCCTAACTTTTTAGCCATATCCTCTTTAGAGGAGTTTATGCCAGAAGTAACATCTCCTGAGTCAGCTTTATTATTGATTGTGCTCTGCAAACTACTATTAAGAGAACTGAATGTAATCTTTCCTTGTAAAGATACATCTTTTCCGAAAATACTTATGGCGTTCTCTTTAACGGCAATTCCTGTCTTAATCTCTTCTGTTGTGGAATAATCGCTAGGCGCAGCACTCCACGGTGTTGACCTTTCTCCCTTTTCTACTTTCAAATTCCAAACACGGAAGTAACCTATCGGGCTGCCGTTTTGTAGTACAGAAGAAATGTAATCTAATCTAAAGAAGATATTAGTTTTATTTGTTTCGGTTGCTGTGCCACCAATAGTTATAGGTTTTGATATGTATTTACCTGAACCATTAGATCTTAAATCAAAAGTAGTACCAGCCCATTCGTACAAAGAACCAAATTGGCAATTTATTTTTGCTGTATGTTCTGTTGTGGTGTTAAAATTGAGATTGCTTGCCTCATACTCAAAAGAAACTGTAACTATATCTCTTTTTTTAAGTCCTGTTATATTATAAACGCCCCATGTTTGATTGCTTATATTGCTAAATGTAGTCAGCTTCTTTTCTGTACTAGTTAATAGAGCATAGTTCTGATTAACAGATTCATCTACTTTGTAACAGTATAATTTTGTAACATAAGCTGCACCAAAATTAGAAGTAGATTCAATATGACATGCGTGAATTCTCGCTCTTGAATAACCTGAAGGAATTGTGATATAACCTTCAACTTTTTGCCATCCGGAAGTCTTTGCTGCAACACTTTTAGACCATAGCCAAGAAGATGTTGCGCTATCATTAGATTTTATCAAGCCTAATCCTACACTAACAGGATAATTACATTGAGAAGCATTTATATAGGCTGATATATAATACTTTTCACCCTCTGATACATTAAAAAGTCCGCTTCCTACTACATCTCGTTGAGTAGACTTCATACAATAACTTGTAGGACAACTATTGTTGGCAGTTGCCGCACTAACTCGTGAACCGCTACTGTATAACATGCTATAATTAGCATCATCGAAACAACTATCAGGAACAATGTTGGTTATCTTGCTCACACTTGTAACCTTAGAAGAAATACCAATCCAAATGTTATCAGGTTGTAACGCGACTTCTGCTTTGCTTACACGTGTAGTCAGCGCTGACAAATTGTTATTAGTCTGATTCAGGTTGTTCTGAACGGCTGTAACTTCTGTCTTTTCGGCTTTTAGCAATAATTTTTCTGAGTGCTGTTCTATGACTGTTTGCATAGATTTTACCGTCGTAATCGTTGCGTACTTCTTGTCTGCATTTTGTCCGGCTGTTGTTATAGCATCATTCTTAGCCTTATTTGCCTTGTTGGTAGCATCTGTAGCAGCAGTAGATATAGCATCCTGCTTTGCCTTATTTGCCTTGGAAGTTGCGTCAGCAGAGGCAGTACTTATTGCTGAAGTCTTTGCATCATTCGCCTTTTTGGTTGCATCGCTCGCTGCAGTATTAATTATTTCCTGCTTAATAGTAGTAATTTCAGTAGAAGAAACCTTACTATTAATTTCACCTTCTAGTACACTGAATTGTGCCGTAACTTCTTTTTTGTATTCTGTTAAAGCATTTTCAGCATCTTCAGGAGCAGGTGACCAATCAGTTGCTTTATTGCCTATTTCAAGCTTTAGGTTAGAAATAGTTACTGTTCCTGAATAATTATTACCGCTGCTAATTTGCAAATATATGGCAGCAGTTCCATCAATAGTTACATCTTCTTTAAGCTTGATTTTTTTTTCTACATGTCCTTGTCCTTTATTGGAAGAGTCAAATACTATTAGTGTCTTCCAAAAATAATAGACTGCCATTGAAACTAGGCTTCCTGAGGTATACTGATTATCATAGTCAAAAGAAATAACAATTTCTTTCCCTTTTAAAGATTCTAAAACGCTTTTATCTTTTACCCTATAAATAACATTCGTTTGTGTTACTCCTGTAAATTTATTAACAGACGGTGTTCCTGTTCCTAAGCATAGATTTCTACCTCCAATCTGAATATTATTAATAGCATTATTGGTGTATTCTTTTGAAGAAGTTACAGCAGCAGTAATACTGTTGTTGGTCTGCTCAAACTGTGAACTTACCGTTTTCTTATAAGAACTTAAATCGTTGGCTATACCTTGCGCATAATCTCGTGCAGCATTTGAGATAGCAGTTAAAGCGTTTGTTCTCTGTGTATAATATGCAGTTTGCTTAGTCGAAAAATCAGAAGGAATAGCAATTGTTTCAGGAGATGAAGCCGTAAGAGTTACCAACACAGCACGATAAGTCGTGTGTGCATTGTTGTAATTTGTAGGAGTACCTAGATTGTACTTACTATATCCGTTTGCAATCTGTGTCTTGTCTGCGTCAATTCTAGCTATTTCTTCTTTCAATGACTGCTTTTCTGTTGGAGAAATAGAACCGTCAGAAGCCCAACTATCTAATCGGCTCTTAGCTTCATCAGCATCACTTTGTGCATTGTCTGCTGCTGCCTTTGCGTTGGCAGCATCCTTTATTGCCTGATTAGCCTTTTCTTGTGCCGCATCTGCGGTTTGTTGTGCAGCATCTGCAAGGGATTTAGCCTTTGCTGATATAGCGTTCAATAAATCGGTGCGAGCATCGTAGTAATCCTTAAACTTGCTTCTGAATGCAGCTCCTGATATATTACTTGTTGTTGAAAGACTTGAAAGCAACGGTGTTATATAAGCACTTAGCGTATTATAAGCCGTATCGTAAGCAGTCCTGCTTACTCCGTACTTGTCAGCACTTGCATCGTTTTTAGGCTTTTCAGAAACAATAATATCCCATTCTTTTTTTGTTTCCTGCTTTTCCTGAGCAGTCAGCTTGTTGTCATTTGCTATATCAGACAATAAGGCGTTTGCAGTTGCCGCGCTTTGAACGGCGTTATTGGCTGTCTGCTGTGCACTATCAGCTGCTTGTTTAGCTGCATCTGCCGCAGCCTGAGCCTGATTTGCCTTAGTATCATCCGTATACTTAGAAGCAAGTTCCCAGTGCTCAATAGAAAACTGAGCATTTGCTTGTTTGGCAGTCTTGCATCGAAGCAAATCATTCTTGTAGCTTCCGTATGTAGCATTAACCCACAAATCTCCAATATCATACACCGAGGCATTAGACGGGGTAGTCACAAATACCCTTCTCTTTCCATCTGCCGTGTCCTGCGCTTTTTTAGCGTCAGCCAAAGCTTTTGTGATATCAGAATCGGTTATTACCTGCCATGTATACTTACTACCACTCACTTGAAAGCGATACGCTTTTCCATTACCATCATAATACAAGTCGCCTAAATGTACGTTCTTGTCTTCGTTTGTAGTCCAATTTACAGCAGGCTCGTTACTTAATGTAGGAACTGGTTCATAAAACCATGTTTCAATAGCACCGTCTATTTGGTTTTTAACAGCTTCTAAATCCTTAGATAACTGATTTACAAATGAAATGTTTTCAGATAAATCAGATATAGCATCGTCTACTTTTGTATTGACTTCCCCTACTGCGTTGTCGATATAGTCCTTTACGCTTTCTCCCGAACTGAATCTTATTGCATCGGCAATAATCATTACTTCCGAACGAGAAAATGAAACAAATTCTTTTCCGTCCAAAGAATAGGAATTGATACCACGATACAATTTAAAATACGGTGCATCATTGCCGTATGCAGACAAGATTATAGCTGCCTGACGTGTAGCATCTGTTTTGTTTCCTAGCTGTACAATATCATCGCCTGCTTTTGGTTCTGTAGAGCCTGCATCGCAGTCTGTTTTGGATAAATCTATATAGTTATCTCCTGTTCCTACAACAGCACGCCAATAGTAGGTATTAGTGACGTTCTCATTAACACCTTCCTTAACGTTAAAAGTCTGTGCCCTTGCCAAGTCACCGACAACAAATTCCTGCTCTATTGTTCTTTCTCCGTCCGTGTTCTCAAAGTAGCAACGGTAGAAATCTCCTTTATCCTCTATCTTAACGCAAGACATAGATGCCGGAGTCAGAATAATCTGACCGCCAACATGCTTTATCTGTTGTATAAGCAACCGAATAAATGTGGCTACCTTTCTGACAAGCATACGGTCTACCTCCAGATAACTGTCACCGTTTTCGTCTTTCTTCAGACAGAATCCAGCCCCTAACGCACCAGTAGAGAAATTAGCTGATTCTATTCCGCTTCGTACAAGTATAGAAAGTAAATCTGCAACACCTTGTTCGTCAATATTGGCTCCTTTCAAGCCTTTTTTATATTCTCCTATCGTCAACGCACCACGCAATACCAGTGAGAGTAATTCTGCTGCGCCTTGCGCATCGATATTTGCTCCGGAAATTCCAGAAGCAAACACTCCAAACTCTGCTCCTCCCAGTAACTTTAGCAGAAAGCTGGTTCCGTCTGACTGGTCCTTACGAAGAAGTGTTTTCAATGACTTTAATGCAGAAAAGACATTATTGTCACTAGGAGTTTTTGTCTCAAAAGATTTGATTATATCATACACATATTGTTCTGCCTGTTTGGCCACCTCATACCTTAATGAATCCAAAGAGTTATCTACAGAAGACTTCCATCCTGTACCGACTTCATCCGAACAGGTAATCGTAGCCTGGCACAAGTCATTCAGCTTGCGCTGCACCTTGGTAATACGTGTATCCTTATATCCTCCGGTGGATCCGAAATACTGTTCTGATAACAGACGCACATTCCATCCGATGCGGAGTGGGGTATGGTTCTTCTCGATGTAGTTTCGATCAGTAGTACCTGTGTACTTGTTCGGATCGAAACTGTAAGTATTAAGATAATCATCTACTGCCAGCTTGTATTCCTGTTCTGCCTCGGTGATGTATTCCTGCGGCATGGCGAAATTCCAGGGAATGTACTGATCGCCCGGAGTTGGGATAATTGTACCGCCTGGAATCTGGGTCATTTCGTCCGGATATACATTTATGATTTCCCATTCCCTTGTGTCTTCGTGCCACGCAGCCTGGAAAGAGCCGTCAGTTCCACGGCCTGCCAATTCGCCTGTTTGGAATTTCAGCTCGTAGTCCAAATCCGGAATCTCGTAGTCTTGCGGGTTCCAGTTCATACCGTTGTCTTTAAAGTAATATACGGTGTACTTCCGTCCCTCCTCGCTGGTTTTCTCTTCCGTACGTACAGAGGAAACAGTACCGATGTATTTGGGGTATATCTCCGAGAAGGCTGTTTCTTCCGTTTCTTCCTTCACGCCATACAGATCCACGTTCTTATCTACATATAGAGAACGGTCAGGTAGTTGAAGACGGGAATATCCGTATTTACTTGCATCTATGTTTCTCGTAGATCCCAGCGGGAACAGACGGGTAAAGAACTTAACCTCTCCGTTATCTTCCTGCGCCAGGTTGGTAAGTCCCTGAAGATATCCCAGTTCTACCATTTCGCCGCGTTCTGCCTTACAGAGATTTATCACATAACCGTCCGCCCACATTTCCGTTTCGAATGTGGCGGCGATGCCGTTGCTACCGAAAGCCGCATCCCAGCACTTCACATTCCGATAATCAATAGTCTTGTTATCTGCGGTAATCACTGTTCCGATGCTCCACAGATTTCCGCCTGCACGGCGGTTCATGTTGTCAATCCACAACTGAAGGTGTTCGCGCGGACCACCGTCGTAACTGAATTCAGAAGTAGTTCCTCCTTCCTGGAACAGCATCAGCGTGTCTTCCGCATCGTGTATCGGCGCATAGAACTTCACGCTGTATTCGTAAGTCTGTGTGTTCTTTTGTTTCGGACGATAACGGGATTTTACTTTATAACGCACGCTTTCCAGTTCGATGTAGTCATCCACATCCAGCGGCACGTATTCGGTATGAGTGAACGACGCAGATACGCTGCATTCTCCACCTATTTCTTCCGTGACAGAAGAAGAAGTGTTCGGGCTGGCTGTCAGTCGAAGGTTATTTGCTTTATCGTATATTTTCAGTTCCATTTTATCATTTAATCTGTGTTTAATCGATTCCTAAACGGATGGCTGCGGCTCCAGAAACTTTACGGAGAACAGCACATAGAAACGGTTGCCTTCGTAGCTTTCGTACCAGTCCGGTTCTGCCGGCATATCCTGATATACCATATTGTAGGTTCGGTAATTCTTTACGGCAATAGCAAGCATTCCGGACGTAATCAGCGTCATCATACGCTGGTATTTCTCCAGTCGGTCGTCTGCGGAGCTTCCACGAAGCCAGAACTGCAAGGTACGTTCGATGCTGTTCAGCTTCACGTTCGGGTTCTGAGGAAGCTCCACTCCGTTCCGTTCCCGGAAGTCTACTGTGGTAATGTCCTTCGCCTTGGGCATACGGAGCAAAGCGTCCATGTTCACGTGACCTCCCGCTTCCGTTTCTCCAAGGAACGCACCGTATTCCGTCCATACGTCTGTTTCGTTGATTGTAAGGTATCCTGTCAAGTCCATATTATTTCAACTGTATTCCGTTCAACTTCAAGTCTTCCATCAAGTCGTATATCAGCACAATGTATGCCGTATGAGATGCTATGGTTGCGAGCGTCTGGCTATCCAGTTTCTGTGTGTTACGGATTTCCTGTACGAATTTGTCTGTATTGGCCAGATGCGTCTGCATGTTTCTTCCTATTGCCTCAAAGGTAGATATGCTGTCCTGGCTCATGGTGGTCAACGCACCGCTGCTGGGCGACTGGTTACTACCGGAGGATGAGCTTTCCCAGCCGAAACTGTTCATAATCTGCTCCCGTTCTGCCAACATATCGTTTATTATATTCTGATAATCCTGTCTGAGCTTATCCACTTCATCAGTAGTTAAGCCGCCATCCGCTTTCTCGGTCCAATCTTTGTATAAAGCTTCAATCCTTGACTTGTATTTGTTTGCAATAAGTGATGAGAATACTGCATTCTGCAAATACTTTTCAAAGTTGTCAGCAAAATCCTGGTTGGTAGAATCCAGATCATTCAGCATATCTACAAAGCTGTTTTGGAAGCTGCTGAAATCAACACCTGTCATCACTTCATTCATTTTTTCACCCAAATCATCAATCTGGTCATCACAGGCGATAATCTGTTCCAAGGCATTACGGAATTCAGCATCCAGTCCAGCCCAAAATGTCCACATGTTATCACGGACATTACGTAACTGATCGGCTGACGCCCCCAACAAAGCGTTAGTTATATCATCATAGTTACCATTTTGATTTACATACTTATATAATTCTGAGGCATATCCACCCAAATCTCGGTTTTGCCGATATGCAATACTATGAGAGCCTAAACTGCTACCGGCAGATTTACGTGCTTCAGCAAGAGCATATGCCTGCTGCATTTTCTGATTCAGCAGGTTAACTGATTCCTGATAAGCTTTTTCCGCTTCTTCTCCATAACTGATATCGATATATTGTTGTTTCTTGTCTATCAGCTCATCCCAAATGTCCGACAAGGTTTCATATTGAGATTTCATATTTTCATATTCAGAATAATCCGCGCCGTAAAAAATACCTCCAAGTCCTTTTACTCCAAAAAAGCTTCCAATTGTATCCCACATATGTCCGGCCAGATTACCGACATTCTCCAATATACCTCCGACAAAGCCGGATATTCCCTGATCTCCCAACTGCTCTAAAACTCCGATAATAGAACCTACTATACCGCCTATTTTCGAATCGGCATCGGAAAACGCGTCTATCAGTGTCCCGATAGAACTTCCTAGTTGGGAGAGGTCACTTCCTGCTTCGCTAAGTCGAATCATACTGTCTGTAACTTTAGAGAATCTTTGTCCAGCCAGATCAGCAGCCGCGTTAACATTAGCCTGAGCGTTGACGACATTAGCCTGAGCCTGATTTCTTTTCTTCAAAGCCGCTTCTTTCTCTGCTTCTGTCCCCAAAATAAGGGATTTATTGTATTCCGACTGTGCCTTTTCCAACTCATTCTGTGCCTCTGCCAATACCTGTAACTGCTCCGGCAAATTTCCAAGCAATCCGCCTTTCTCAATTATATTCTGCTGGATTTCATTTAAGGCTTCATCCAAGACCTTACGCTCATCAATCGCCATGTTTTTATATTCCGGCGACTGGCGGAATTGTTCCAGTTGTGCGCGTAATTTCTGCAACTCTTGTTTCGCTACCTTGTCAAGATTTCCAAAAATCAATTCCCAATTGATACTTTCCTTAAACTCCTCAAAATCTACAGCGGCAACAGCTTCTTTCCCTTTTTCTTTTAAAAGCTTCTTTTCGGCTTCAGTTTGTGCCAAGGCAATTTTTTTAGTATACTCCAAAGCTACAGCCTCTCTTTTTTCCTGCCAGGTCCCATATTGTTTGTTATATTCTATTTCAGCGTCCAGTGTCTTATCCAGATATTCTTTATTGATCTGGTATATCTTTTCCGCTAATATTTTTTCCGCTAAAAGCCTTTGTTCGTTCGTTTCTGCTTTCACGTCATCATACTGGCTCTGCGGGATGTTGTCACCTTGCTTTCGTGCCTTATCCATTTTGGCAATCGTGTCCCGTTCCTGCTTGTCGATATCAGCTAGCTGTTCATCATACTCCTGTTTAGCCAGTGCCTTTCGTTTGGCGATACCTTCCTGCATGATCTGAATACGGAGTTTCTCTGTAGTCTGCTGAGCTTTTACGCGTGCATCGGCAAGCTGGGAAGCATAATCGGTTTTTTCTTTTTTACCGTCTCCACCGTTTCCTCCTGAAAAATCGGTTGTGTAAGCAGATGTATCAATTTGTTTTACTGTACCTTCTATAATTTTATTGTTCTTCGCTATTTGGTCAGTATACTTCTTGATATTTGACATACGGCGTTCATATTCTTCTATCAGTTTACCTTCCGGTGTATTACTGATCCATGCTTTCGCTGCGCTGTCTACGATGATGCTTCCTTGGTTTACCTTTCGGTAATTTTCCCACATCTTTTCACGTTCCTTCAATGCTTTTTCATATTCAGCCTTATTTCTGTTTGTCCAGTTTGTATCTGCATTGATTCCTCGCTGTAGCTCAAAATTTTTCTTAGAATAATCAGCTACGATATCCTCTGCCGCTTGTGCCTGACCTTTGCGGATAATGGCTTTGGTTAAATCGTCATAAGCAGATGCGGCTTTCCCCGCAAGAATAGCCTCATTAGTCAGTTTGCCAAAATAGGAGGGATACATCTTTTGTAATTCATCCACAGCCTTGTTTCGTTCTTTCATGGATTTACTGCTATCCTGGCTGGCGGTGTAAAGAATCTTAAGTTTAGCTGATTCCTCAGAAGCGGCTTTTCCACCTTCACGATGAGATGTATTTACAGCTTGTTGTAACTTCTGCGTTTCAGAAAGTTCTTTATTGGCTTTTCCTAAATTCTTTACCCAGTTTGCAATATCCTTTCCAAACACAATACCCAGCGATATGGCGGCCACAAGTGCCGTCTGCCATGAGAATACTGCACCAGCCAGCTGTTTCCATACAGGCACACCCTTTTGTCCGGATGCTTTCAATAATTCATTCTGCTTGCGCACATCCGAAATGGCATCCGCCAGCATCGGAAGGTTGTTTGAGATAGCGAGGATAAACATCTGCGGTCCCATGGCAAGTGAAGGCAGCTCTCTAGCTACCTGGCTGAACTGCATCTTCAGGTTGTTTGTCTTACGGGTAACAGCTTCTGTGTCGATGTCGATTGAAGGTGTTTTTGCGACATCCTCTTTTGTCTTCTGCAAATCTTTCAGACCTGCCTTCAATTCGTTTATCTGTCCGGTCAAAGCCTGTACATTGGCCGCTTCCTGCGTGTAGCTTTTCCCGGCTTGCTTGTTCGCTTCAAGCTGCTTGTTCTGTTCGGCACGTACCTGCTTCAATGCTTCAATCAGTTGCAGAGTCTGATTTTCCACATCATCCACATTCTTACCCACGCTCTGTAGTCCGGCTTTGGTAAGGTCTTTCATGAATATTTCGAGCTGTACAGGTACTGCCATATCCTTAATCTTTTACTGCGTATTTTGTAAAGAACTCCATCGGGTTCATTCCCTTTGTCGCATTTAAATTTTCTGTTTGTTTGTGACTGTTTCTTTGTTTCTCCCGTTCCTCCATTTCACGGATCTGCTGCATCATGTCCGGCTTTTGCGGTGGAACCCAGTGCGGCATGTCTGCCATCATCATTTGCAGGGTAACTACATTTACCTTGTCCAGAATGTAGTCAATGCTCCATCCTGTTTCCGTGGCCAGCTGACCTACTACGCCGAAAAGGCTATGCGAAGGTTCCGTATGTCCCTTCTTTAACTCCTCTTGTCGTTTGCGCTTTCGTTCCGGCTCGCTAAGGGCTGCATCTTGTTCAGAGCTGCTGCCGATGCGATAATAATCCCGAAAGACGTGGTAGATGTACTGCTCAGTATCTGCCGCCAGGCGGATGCAAGTTCGTCGGGTGTCATCAGTTCCCGTAGCATCCATGCCACCATGCGGTTCAGCACTCTTCCCAGTACAGGACCTCGCACAATTCCGTATGCCACCATCCGGCTGATGTCCTTTCCATGCAGGAAGACAAACCGGACACGCTGGTCCAGATTGTATGCGTCATATTCTTCCGGAGTCACCCCGATTCGGAGATAACGCTTGCTTATTCGTATCAGACTGCGTGTGGTAGGTGTCTTCATCGTAATGCGGAACGGACGTTTCCTCAGTACCGTATGAAGCGGCAGGCTGATTCCCCCGTCACTGAGGGAGATGCCTGCCAGCAGTTCTATATCCTGTGTCTTCATCATCCTGCTGCATCTGCGGTTGCATCACTTTCATCCGGGGTTACACCGGGAGGATAAGTACGGTAGCGTCTTTCCTTTCCGTCTGTAGGTTTCAGCATGTCCACACGGATACCCATTGCCAGTACATTCTGCATATTGATTCCGTTCTGGAAGCCGTTACGGCTCAGACGGGCATTGAATATGCGGAAGCTGTGTCCGGAATGCATGGATATTGTCAGCATACCGTTTGCTACAAACTTAACCGGAGGAGTATAAGAATCATCCTTTTCTTTCTTTCCACCGAATACATCGACCATGCTTTGTGCATCCAGCTTGATGAGGTTCATCGTGAATGCATCGCTTCCCGGATTGGTCATGATGCTGTCTACGGGTCCGTCTGTTACCTGTGCGGCCATCACATCCATAAAGGTAGGCGCATTTCCTGCCGGCTGCATCCCATTTTCATCCAGCCAGCCCAACGTCTTTTCCTCGCCTTCCGGTGTCTTGAACTTTACGGCGGCCACACCATACATCAGTCCGTTGCTTTTATCTGCCATAATTTTGTCGTTTTTAATGTTTGCTTAAATGATATTTAATCAGTTGCCAAATAAGGATAATTCCCAGCAGGGTCAGGGCTGTTCCTGTCAGCCATCCCTGGGCTGCGGGGCGTGTTTCCTTTACTTCACTGTTCACAGTTTCATCACGGATGCGGTGGTCGGTTTCCGTACGAGTCACGGTCACCTGTCTTCCTGTGCTGTCGGCTGTTGCCGTGACGTTCACGCCACCTTCTCCGTCCGATTGTATGTCAATACTCAGACCGTCGTTCCGATAGCTCAGCCCGAATCCGGCAGGAAGCTTACTCAGGTTCAGCCACTGCTCCGCACTCACCGAGCAGGTCGCCGTCCTCTTCGGGACCGGCTCGTAAGTTGTTTGCTCGGTTACGCTCGTTCGGAGGCTGTCCGAGCGGACGGTTTCCGAGCTGGCCTTTCTGCTGCTGGCGCAGGAAGATAATGACAGGACAGCGGTCAGCATACTTGCAAGTATGCAGTTTTCGTAAAGCCGTTTCATGATTGATATTCCGTTCGTTTTGTTTCCGTAGTTGTTTGCTTAGTTCCAATACCGTGGCACTGAGGTCATCATACAGAGCCTTGTAAGTGCCCTCGGTTTCTTTCACTGCACGGACCTGGTACACTTTCCTGTCACGCCACCAGGCAATGGCAGTTACCAGCCAGCCGGCAGGAGCCAGCCATTCCATCAGTGACTGTAACAGGGTCCAGTCCATAATGCTCTACTCTTTTTTAAACAGCGCTCCGATAGCCTTAATCACATCATAGAATCCGCATCCGCTGAGTCCCGCCGCCAGTCCGTAAATCAGCACCTGCCACCAGATATAGCCTGTAAGTAACGGAGTGAGCTGCAACAGCCAGGCAAGGATACATACCACCATGCCCACGCCGCATGAAATCAAAATTTTAGCCAGCTTGCTTGCGGAAATAGCCGGAACAACCTTCAGAATCTGTGTCACCAAGGTAGAAACCAGGGCTACGATTCCGGTAAAGCTACCCAGATCGATAAGGAACGATGTTTCAGGTTCAGCAGCCGGAAGTAGGGTCTGCGCAAAAGAAGCCAGTGTTGTAATCAGGCAGAGGCTGAAAAATAAGATAATCCGTTTCATTTTGTTGTGCTTTATTGGCGTAGCATTTGGCGTACTACGCCATGGTTATAGTTTCAATATTTGTTTTCTGTTTTTTCCGTCACGCTTGTAAGATACATGCACCCAGGAATAATTCTTTTCGTCGATAAGCTGGTCGAAAGGCAGATTCTCACGGATGTACTCAAAGAGCTTACGGTTTTCTTCCTTGCTTCCTGCTGTAATGTCGGCAGCTTCTCCTTTCAGATGCTGGCTGCTTGCCGCACCTCCTACCAGCCGGTTCAGTTGCGGACAGCGGTAACCGGAATTGACTGTAATCGGTTTTCCGTACCATTCACGGAGCGGGTCAAGCACATTGTCGGCAAGGGCTTTCAAGTTACCCGCCTCCTGAAGAGGCGGTGTATTCTTGATTCCATGAGCGTCGGCGGTGGTACTGGCACAAAGTTCTCCCATTGTAAAGTGTTTCATGACTTATCCTCCTACTCCTGCATTAGATATTTGTACATACTTCTTTCCGGTCCACATCAGTACAGTACTGTCGTTTGCGGCGCATTCTACGCCACCTATCGTTTGTTTGTTTGAAGCATGCTCGTTGTTTACAATCAACAAAGAGCCAGGCTGTACCAGTGTGTTTACAGTATAAGAACCTGCTGAAGCAGCACTGTCGAACGTCATTACCTGCGGATTTGTGTCATGCGTAATGTGTGAACTGTCGGTTGGCTTACGGTTTACTGCAATCGGAAAAGGAATACGCTGGCAGCGTTCTCCTTCTTCCGTGTAAGGGGCGGTAAAATCAAATGTACGTCCTGATTTACTATTCAGATAACTCATAGTTTTATCGTTTTTTTAAAGGTTTGTTACTCATGCTTTTTAGTTACAATGGCTCCCAGATATTTTCCGGTAGTAGGCAGTGCCAGTCCGCGCATGTTAAAGCCGATAACGTCACCACGGTATTCCGGATCATTAAGACGGTAGTACATGTCGAAATTGCTTTTTGCTGCTCCTACCGCTTCCTTATAGAAGAAGGTTGAGGCAATAGCGTCTGTACTGTTTACAGGAGCTCCATATGCTACACGTTGTCCGTTTTCTCCATTGTAGCGTGGAGTCATTGCGGTGATATATACCTTGAAATTAAACATTGAGCTGCCGTTGAAGAAGCTTTTGTACATTTCCAGATCCTGTTTGCGAAGGTCGGCTGCGTGCCACGGATGAAGCAGGAGGATTCGGCCTTCTGTTGGCATATCCATCAGGTTGCATTGGGTATCCAGTTTCAGCAGTTCTTCATAAGTAAAGGCATAGTACGTGTTGTTGATGCTGCTCTTGTTTCCTGTGCTGATCACATTGACCGGAGTGTTTTCCGTATTTTTTGCCGGTGACCAGTTATATCCTGCCATCTTCGCAAACTTAGTCTGCAAAGACACACGGTGTCCGCGGATGACGCTTTCGCGCTTACCAGCCGCTTCCTCCACTTCGATAGCGTTGATGTGTACGGTATTTTCCGTGTCAAAGCGTTTCATCTCCAGTTTGTATGGAATATCTTCACGCCTTACAATAGGAATAGGCCATACTTCATTGTTCTCAATTACTTCCGGATTTACACCCGCTTCCTGAAGGTTCAGGAAACCGTTATCTGTCCATGCATCGAGATTTCTACCTTCTGCAACAAATGAGGTGTCCGGAATAAACTGCTCCTCGATTCCGGGAAGCCAGATTTCTTTGTTTAATCCTGCCATGTTTTGTCTGTTTTAAATAGTTTGTAAAAACGGTTTAAGCCGGTTCATGCCCATAGGCTTCGCGGAATTTCTGACGGTAAAGCTCCTTGTCCTGCTTCAGTTCTTTCAGACGGTCAGCCTTCAGAATATCCTGGAAAGTCATGTCACGCAGGGTTATTGCTCCTGACTTTCCTTCGGGAATAACCTGTGTGGCTACAGCCTGCCGTCTGGTAATGGAAGACAGGCGTACGGAAGCATTTTCAAAATCATTCTCCAGATCTTTCAGCCATGCATCACGTCCGGAAGCATCAATACGTCCGTCCTTTACGGCTGCATCCACCAGAGAGACAGCCTGTGCCTTTCTGGTTTCACGTTCCTTTTGTTCGTAGGTGTCCAGTTTTAGCTGTAAATTCTTTTTTTCTGTTTTCAATCCGGCTATTTCCGACTGATACTGATCACGCAATGCGATGAGCTTGCGCACTTCTTCGGCAATTGCCTGTTCGCTGGCTGAGTCGGACAGGCGCAGCATTTGTGTAATCACACTCATATTGTTTTCTTTTTTAGGGTTGAGATTCATATTTTTAATATTGTCAGCCAGACGTATGACCGTACTCCGGTCTGACAGGTCAATCCGTTTGCCTGTTGTACGGTCGTACATGACCAGAGCATTGTGGTTCGCTCCAATCGGACAAATTGATATTTCACGGAGTGTCCAGCGTGTAATGGTCGGTCCGGTCTGTCCGTCCAGTTTCATAAGTTCATCGTCCGTAGCCTCTTCCGGAGGCCATGCACCTACAGATGCCATACGAAGAAATCCACGCTCTACCTTACCGGCTATCTCAGCGGCTTTCGGGTCGGCTGTATCAAATACGATTTCTGCAACTATGGTTCCGTTTTCCTTATATACCCTGTCAGCACGGCCTATTGGCGTTTCCCAGTCGTTATGGTTATACAGTATGACGGGATTTTTCTCAAATTCCGTCAGGTTGGCTCCATCAGTCAGCATACGGAAACCGTAGGTATTGACCGACTCATCGTGTACTGTAAATTTGTATGATTTGTTCATTGTGCTCATGCTTGTTTATCGCAAAATTCGGGTGAAAAATTGAATCAGGCAAATCAGGTTGTAAGCGTTACATTCTGTAATGTAAGGAGTTACATAAATAGGGAAAGCATTACAAACCGATTGGTACAATTCATCGGAACTGTCTACCTTTGTTTTAAAATATAACACGAACGGACATGACAAACAACCTGACAAACCAACAGAAAAAGGACTGGGCAAAGTTGCTGTTCATGCAGGAAGGCATGACTTTTCAGAATATTGCGCAGAAAGTGGGCGTAAGCCGTATAACCGTAGGAAGATGGGCGGAAAAGGAGAGCTGGGAGATGCTGCGTGCGGCTGTCACCTCCACCCGTGAGGAACAGATACGACATCTGTATATGCAGATAGCCCAGATAAACAAGGCAATCAGCGAATCGGATACTAAATATGCCACACCTGCCCAGGCAGACACAATCAACAAACTGTCTGCGGCCATCGCCAAAATGGAGGGCGATTTCGGCATCGCCGACATTATCGGAGTAAGCAAGAAGTTCCTGACATGGCTGCGTGCCCGGAATCCGGAAAAGGCAATCGATATTTCATCCGAGTTTGACGAATTCATTAAGACACAACTGAAATGATATGGCAAGACAGAAACTGACCGGAAAGAACAAGCAGTTGGTGGAAGACTGGGAGGAATTCCTGCGACAGGTGCGCACACTGACTGCGGTGGACTTTACCATGAACGATGCAGAGAAGTCCCGAAAATTGAAAGAGCTGGAGGGCGATCCGATAGTATGGATGAAATTCTTCTTCTACAAGTTTGCCAAATATGAGTTCGCGGGCTTCCAGAAGAAGGCAATTCGTCGTATCGTAAACCATTCCGACGGCAACTGGTACGAGGTACTTTCGTGGGCGCGTGAGCTGGCAAAAAGTACCATTGTAATGATGATTGTGCTATACCTTGTGATTGTGAAGAAGAACAAGCGGGTGATAATCCTTGCTTCTGCCACCAGTGATGCGGCTATCAAACTGCTCAATGTGTACCGGGCGCAGTTTGAAGCAAACGAACGCCTGCGATACTTCTACGGGGACATGAGAGGAGCTAAATGGACGGAAGACTATTTCATCCTGTCAAACCGGGCTTCGTTTATGGCTATGGGATGGGGACAATCTCCGCGTGGTGTGAAGCTGGACGAAGTGCGGCCTGACCTGCTGCTCATGGACGACTACGATACCGACGAGGAATGCCGGAACATTGAAGTGCTGAACAACAAGTGGAGATGGTTCGAGAACGCCCTGTTCTTCACCCGCTCCATCAGCGAGGCATTGCTGACCATCTGGACGGGCAACATAATCGCCAAAGACTGCTGTGTGGTGCGTGCCGGAAACAAGGCCCGTGAACTGGCTGACCGTGAAAAGCCGTTGGGACATTGGGACATCATCAACCTGCGTATGGTAGACATCAACCATCCTGACCCTCAGGAAGACTATCGGAACGGAAAATCGGTATGGCCCGAAAAGAATAGTGAAGAAGCCGTAGATGAAGTGCTGGCTCAGGTCAGTCTGGCAGCCGGTCAGAAGGAATGTTTCAATAACCCTGTCATTGAAGGACATTATTTCGATGAAATTAAATGGGGAGAATGTCCGCCTGTACATAAATTGAAATACATTGTCAGCTACGGCGACCCGGCATACAGTAACAAGGTCAGCAAGAAAGCCGCACAAAACTCCTTCAAGGCAAACATCCTGTGCGGACTGTATGAAGGTACGCTGTATGTGTACACCTGTTTCCTTCAGCATGTCACCAACGATGAATTTGTGAACTGGTACTACTATCTGCAAGACTATGTGAAGGAGCGTGCCCAGCTGCGTTGCTTCATTGAGAACAATACCCTTCAGGACCCGTTTTACGAGCAGGTATTCAAACCAATTTTCCTGAATAAGGGAAAAGAACGTGGATTTTACATTAATATCAGTCCGGACGAACGGAAGAAACCGGAGAAGTTTGCCCGCATCGAAGGTAATCTTGAACCGTTGCACCGTGCCGGAAGACTGGTTTTTAATATTAAAGAAAAAGACAATCCTCACATGTTGCGGCTTCAGGAACAGTTTAATCTGTTTGATGACGGACTCCCGTCACCGGCTGACGGACCTGATGCAGTGGAGGGAGGATACTACATGTGCCAGCAGCTTTCAGCCAAGATTGAAACGGGAAGTATCTGGTACGGTAAAAGACATACAAACAAAAAAAGATTCTAAGATTATGGCATACCTGACAACAGAAGATATGTACACACATATCTACCAGGAAAACATTGAAACTATAAGTCATGGCGATGAGGCGATTATGCTTTCTGCCATTGATGCCGCCATAGAGGAAGCATCCGGTTATCTTACCAAATACGATACACAAGCTATCTTTTCCGCAACAGGCAGCGCACGAAACGCTATCCTGCTGCTGTTCGTAAAAGATATCGCGGCATGGCACTTCGTCAACCTCTGCAACGCCGGAGTGGATATGGAACTGCGTGAAAAACGGTACAACCGGGCTATCGAATGGCTGGAGAACAACCAGAACCGTAATAATCCTAATCTTCCTGCCAAACCGGACAGTACGGACTGCGGACATGCTCCGGGATGCCATTGCCAGATGGATTACGGAAGTAACCGAAAGCGGGACAATCATTTTTAAACGATACGATTATGGCAAAGAAAAATAAAAAGAATTATAGGGGAAAGGCTGCCATGCCTGATCCGACAACAGTAAGCAAGGCTTTGCCTACCCCTATTTACAGTACTCTTGTACTTACGCCTCCCAGACGGGAAATAAATGACATAGGAAACTGGAAATCGGCTTTGCGTGCAGCCGATATAGGCATCCGTTTCCCATTGTATGACCTGTACTCCAGTATTCTGCTTGACGGTTCCGTGACGGATGCCATCAACAAGCGTATAGAGGCGATTACCGATGCCGATATTAATTTTATCGCGAAAGACGGAAAGCAGTCCGATGTGATGGAAAACCTTATCAATTCGCTGGAGTTCGAGCGGCTGCTGGAAAGCATCATGTGGAGCCGCTTTTGGGGTATATCTGTGGATGAATTTACATTCACTCCGGAATTTGACTTCAACTCCATTCCACGGAAACACATCCGTCCCAAAGAAAAGGTCATCGTACGACAGCAGGGAGATAGTGACGGAATCAGCTATGCCGGTGACGATATGATTATCCAGTGGGGACGTGATGATGATCTGGGGCTTTTGCTGAAAGTCGCTCCGTATGTTATATATAAGCGGGGAGGTTTTGGTGACTGGGCACAGTTTGTCGAGCTTTTCGGTATGCCCATCCGTATCGGTAAGTATAACTCACTGGACGATACCAGCCGCAGGGTGTTGATTGAGGCATTCGAGACAGCCGGTTCCGCACCTTATATGGTAGTTCCGAAAGAAAGTGAGATAGAAACCACCCTGATGAGCGGAACAACCAACGGAGCCCTTTACGATGATTTCCGGAAGGCGTGCAACGAAGAAATACTGATTACGATTCTGGGACAGACCATGACCACGCAAAGCGGTTCATCACTCAGCCAAAGCCAGGTACATCTGGCCGTACAGGAAAAGAAGCACCGCAGCGACCGGCGTTTTGTTATCCGTATGCTGAACAAGTTCTTTGTGCCGTTACTGGAGAAACGCGGGTATCCGGCAGGTGGTGGAAAGTTCTCTTTTGTAGACAAGAAGGATGAACTTTCCGTAACAGACCTGAAAACACTGAGCGAAATACTTCCCATTCCTCGCTCGTGGGCATACGAGAAGTTTGGAATACCTAAGCCGCAGAACGATGAGGACATTCTGCAAAGCCTGCATCCGGCAGAATCCGTACAGCAGCCTTTTGCAAACGGAAACAAGAAGCCTCGTACGGACGAGGTTCAGGAGCCGAAGAAAGATCCGGAAAAAGAGAACGAGCCTCCTGTACGCAATACGGACAAACAAAGTCTTTGGGAATGGATAAAAGGTTTTTTCGCAGAAGCCCCGACGGGAGCCGGGGCTGGCACAGTCCGCATGAGGGATGATTCGGATCTTGACGAAAAGATAGCCGATGAAGTGTGGAACGGTGAGGAACTGTTCTCACCTGATCTTTTCAGGTTCTTTTCCGGAGAATTTTTAAATGCAATTCAAACATCATTTAAATCAGACGTAAGAAACATTGATACCGGCTTTGCCTACAATGCTCCCGATGATGTTTTCCGTACTGCCATGGAAACCAATCTATATCATTTCAGTGCTGCCAAGACGCTTGCAGAAATACAGGAACTTAACCGTCTGTTCCGGGAAAGCGGGAGTTACCCCGAATTTATGGAAAAGGCGCAGCAGGTGACAAAAATATTTAACCGGACATGGCAACAGACCGAATACGACACTGCCGTACTGACAGCGGAAGCCACTTCGCAGTACCGTAGACTGGTACAGAACAGGACCGTATTCCCTTACTGGCAGTATCTCACCGTAGCCGATGGCCGTGTACGTGAGGAACATAAAAAACTGCACGGAGTGATTCTTCCGGCTAATGACGAGCTTTGGAACAAGATATATCCTCCGAATGGATGGAACTGCCGTTGCCGCGTACGAGGGCTTATGACATTTCAGGTAGAAGGTGAGGATTTGGCTGCTATGCGCCAGCGGGTACTGGACTTTATGGCTACCAAAGAATGGAAAATGCAGGCAGCCCAAGGATGGGGAGTTAACCGTTGCGACACCGCACAGATATTCACTGCCGACCAGATGTACATCCGCAAGTTCCCGCAGCAGGCAGCATCCTATTTGAAAAAGATGACCGCCGACCGCTGGGAGCTTCCCACCGTACAGCAGATGAAGGACTATGCTCCTGGCGACATGCCGCCCCGTGTGGAACGCGATGAAAAACAGCTTTGGGAAGAAAAAGCTGTAGATGGTGTGATTTCGCTGACCGATTATGACGGACGGAAGGTTGTCATATACGAAAAGCAGTTTTTCGGCCATACTACCGCAAAAGGAAGAGATAACCGCATCGCATTGTGGAATGCTATGCTTGATACGCTGATGAATCCAGACGAAGTATGGTTGAACAACGAGATAGAGAAGAACTCGCTCGAAAAGGCAGAACAGCTTGACACCTACTGTCTGCTGAAATTCTATCGCGATGAGGTGGTGGCAGTAAACTACAAGATAGAGGGTGAGGCATTGGTTTTGAAAACGTGGTACGTCATGCAGACTAATCTGAAAGGAAAGACCGTAGCCTATATGAAAAAGAACATCTGGGATAAACGCCGGTGGGGACTGCTCATAAAAAAACGCTGAAGTATGTCCTTGCGTCCGTCCGGTCCGTAAAGGAGAACCATCCCGTGGTTCTCCGCCCGCCCGGATTGGATAGCCGGTGTCATACCTCAACTTGAATTACTCTGACCGAACCTTGCGTCTTTCCATTTCTTGCGGCTGCCCCCCGCCAAACCAAGGTAGGGCCCCATCTAGTCCGGTTGTCAGAACGTTACAAAGATAATGTTTTTAATTTTAAACCACTTGTTTAATTGAAAAACAAATGAATACAAACGATGAATTTGCAAAAAAAATAGCCCAAGCAATGAGCGCGCTTCCTCAACTGATAGCGGAAGAAGCCAAGGAATATTCCAGGACCAGGTTCTCAGAAAAGTCTTTCGATGGTAAACCATGGCCGGCACTGAGTCCGAAATACAAGCCGAAGAAAGGGACTATGCTGGTACGCAGCGGTAAACTGCAAGGCAGTGTGCGTATAGTAAGGGTAACCCCAAAGAAGGTGGTCATTGCCGCCGGGAACAGCAAAGTCCCTTACGCACAGGTTCACAACGAAGGTTTTACCGGAAGCGTGGTGGTAAAGGCTCACACCCGTAAATTAAAGAAACAAGGAAAGAAAAAGAAAAGGACCGTTGAGGTGAAAAGTCATACACGGAAAATGAACATTCCCCAAAGACAGTTCATGGGTAACTGTCCGGAACTGGAACGTAAATTAAAGACAGTAAGCGAACAACTTTTTAAATCCATATTGAAATGAAGAAAGAATACATGAGCGATTTGCTCGAACTGCTTGAAACGGAAGTGCCAGAACTCCGCTGGATTGATGCTGACGAAGGTCAGCTGGATTATTACACCGATGAACGTCCGCCTGTGGCATGGCCTTGTTGTCTGGTAGAATTTTCCATGCCCGACACACGTGACCTGTCTTCCATGGTGACAGTGCCCCAACGCTGTACCCTGCGAGCTGTGCTTACCATTGCCTTCAATGATTGTGCAAGTCTGAACACCCGTACCCCGAAATCCGTACGGGATACTGCTCTGAAACGTTTTGACCTGCTGGAAAAGATAAAGCAAACGATACATGGGCGGTGGTTTGATCATTTCCAGCAACCATACATGCGCCGAAGCTGTGTACCTCTGAAAAGGGAAGACGGACTGAAAGTATATGAAATGGCATTTGAAGCGGCTGTAATCGAATAGTCAGAATTTCCACGTAGGAAACATTTTCTGAAGCTGGCGTGCCGTCACTTTACGGCGGCAAAGGTCTGTATAGAAATCGGCGTTTTCCATCAGCGCGTTCTGGATGGTACGTTCGTCTACAAAAAATTCATGTTCAGCCAGTATCACAGTCACGTCGTCAGGGCGGCGGCGCATGATTTCCTCCCAATAATATTTGCGTGCCACCATCGCACGGTTGCGTAGCATCAGACGTTCTTTTCTATCTGATGCCATACGCTTTAGTGGGAGAGTGACTTTTCGGGTCATTTCCGATAGCGAAAGCTTATATGACGGGAATAGCTCCAGTTGAGAATCCATAGACAACGATTTATCGCAAAATTACAAAAAAATGCGGACATTATCTTATTCACGCACATAATAACTGCTTTTACGACAGCCCGGACCTGTACAGCCGTAGATTTGCACTGTCTAGACAAGTTAACCACATTTTTACAAACATTTAAAAAAGACAGACACATGGCTATCAACTATTCTATTGCGGCTTACAAGAAGCCGGGAGATATGGAAGGCACTGCGAAGTATTACGCCAAGGCACAGGCGAGCGGAACAGTCGAAATCAACGAGCTGGCGGATGATATCGCCTACAGTACGACCTTGACCGACGGTGACGTGCTGAACGTGATCCGTGCGCTGATCAAGCAGATAAACCGCCACATTGCCAAAGGAGAAATCGTAAAACTGGAGAATCTTGGAACATTCCAGGCTCAGATACGCAGCAACGGTTCGGAAACGTCGGAAGACTTCAACGAAAGTTACATCCGTCAGGTTCATCTTCAGTTCCGTCCGGGACTGGGACTGCAAAGCACGCTGGCACTGGAGAACCTTCAGTTTAAGAAGGTAAAATCGTATAAGGAGCTGGAAGGCGAATAATTTACCGCCGGAAAAATGATCTATTACCCTGCGGAAACAGGACGTTTACCGCAGGGTAATTTTTGCAGTACAAAAAATAATTCGTATCTTTACCTATATGAAAGCGATATACCTTACAGACCTGGCTCAGCAATATTTCCCTAAATCCAGTACCCGGAGTGCCGTAGCGCAGCTTCGCCGCTGGATAGTGTTGAACGAAGACTTACAGCAACGGCTTACGGAACTGCATTTCCATAAGGGACAGCGAAGCCTGACTCCCTTGCAGCACGAAGCGATATGTCATTTCCTTGGAGAACCAGGTGAATAATATACAGCAATCCCCGGCATCGGTTTTCGGTGTCGGGGATTTTTGTGTCAGTCTTCAATGTAGAAATCATTCTCCAGCAGCTCTTTCATGTACCGGTCACGCTCTGCTTTAGATTTAAAATCACTTCTAATTGTTACCCATGAGTCAGGATTATCCAAATTTTTTCCCTTGATAATTGGCTTCCCGTTTCTTTCTCCGCTCTTATTATCAAAAAACCTGAATCACATACTTTTTTTTGGTCTCTTGCGTTCATAATTACTCCTCCAATATTTTTAAGACCTGACACAATGCGCCTTCGAGAGTATCAATTCTATTTAGCATTATATCATATAACTTTTCATATTCTTTATCTTCATAAACTTTTTCACATTCACTTTCTTTTGATGAAGACCATTCCAAATAACTATGACATAAATTGCATATTTCATGAAGAGTTGTATCTACAGGCTTACCTTTCAATGTCGCTTCTACAGATGTAGATATTTTATATTGAACTGTTTCCATATTACTCACTTGTTACTGTGTACGTACCTTCTTCGCATGATTCGATTCTCATGTTTATCTCACTCTTCACATCTTCCAGAACTTTCATCGCTCCTTCATTGGTAAAGTCTGAAAGAACCTGGTCGATGAAATCTATTATTTGTTCTTCTTCGCTCATATTCATTCCTCCGTATCAGGTGTTAAATCTTTTACATAAGCCCAACGTATTATCTCATCCATAGTGTATGTTTTATCTATACATGTAACAGTATAACACATATTTCCGTTATACCCATAACCATAATAAACTATGCCAAAATTTAATCTCCCATCATTGGTCTGTATCAAGATTGCTTCTCCACTATAGTACTTGTCAATATTCCTATTCGGAAGTTCAGTATTGGGATGCCATACTGAATTGATTATCCATTTAGCACCTGCAACAAATAATGGTAAGGCATATTGACCTATCGTAGCAGAAGCAGCAGTATAGAGATTAATATCATGATGTTTATTATATCCTTCCTGCAATTCTTTGATAACTTTTTCACGTTCTATGCGACCTTGGTTTTCAATAGCTTCTTTCTTCATAAGTCAATAATTTCAATTTTCAAATCACGTTCCAGCTCACGCATCATGTCGATTGTGTCGTTGTTTTCCACATCGAAGCAGATGCCCAGGCATTCCGGGTTCTGCTTCGAACGCTGCACCTTCAGGTCGCATGGGCGGCTGTGCTTGATCCATACAAACATAAACTGATTGATTGCGCTGTAATGGACTTTCGCCGCCACCCTGCGAGGCTTGAACAGATTAAGGTTCTGGTTCTGCATAGGGTTCAATCTGCTTGATTACTGTTCCGCTGAGCCAGATGCGTCCGCTGCCCTGGCATTGCGGACACACTTTATGTTCGGGGTACTGATGCTGAAAATCTTTTTCTGCATACACGGTCACTGTGCCGGTTCCTCCGCACTGGCGGCAAAGGCATACGCGGCGATGGATATAAGTCTTCTCTGTATTCATCTCTTATCTGCGTTTTCAAATTCGGGTTTTACATCAGGTTCTGCTTCGTAGGGGTAAACGTCCATAATGGCGGTTTCCGATACGGAAGCTATCACGTAATCAGCCATAGTATCTTTCATTCCTTCGTCCTGCTTCTTGATGGCGTCGCGAAGGTCGGAAGCTTGTACAAGTACGTTGCTGGCAGTACGCTTTTCTGCTCCGCTCTTTTCATCCAGTGTAATAAACCAGAGTTTACATTTGAACCAGCGGTCGGCAGACTCTTCTTCACTTGAGAACAGTTCATTGTAATTAGCTTTTGCAACTCCAGCCACCTCAAACTCTCCGCTAATAAACGGTGTCATTTCTTCGATGATACGGCTTTCGGCTTCGGTAAAGCTGAGAGCGTCTACCAGATAGGGTTCTGTTACTTTCTTGTTCATTCCGTTTTCCATTGTTTTCTCATAACGGATTTTACATTCGAACCAATTATGCATCATAATTCTTCTATTTTTGTTGATTGTTTAAATATTACGTTAGTGTGATCTCTTCTCGAATCGTCCGTACAGTTAAGCTCGTTACCGTAGCAGGGGATGGCGTGCTCAAAAAACCAGCATCCGCTGCAAGGTTCTTCCTGATCTTTCACCTCGGCGACCGCGAGCGTTTGTCCGTGCCAGATGAAGGTTTCTCCTAATTGGTGCTCCATGATTCTTTTATTTTTCTGATTAATTCATTCCATCCTTTCCGCGCCATGCGTGGTTCCATCCAGCAGAGCCAGCCAAGTATATCGAGCATTCTTCCCGCAAGTTTCAGAATGAAGCCCAAAATAATCAGCGGACCGATGATAAGAGAAAAGGCTGTGAAAAGAATGATTTGTGTACGTTTGTTCATTATTCGATGTAATAAGATGTTATTACCAGATTGCTTCGCATTATTATGAGAGATAACCGGTTATCATCTTCTCCGAGCAATACACGAACGGAAGCCCGGCGTGCGTGTCCCTCATTCTTCAGTTCTCCAAGACAGCACTCCATTATCATTTTCAGGCGAAGATATTCATCACGGGTAGGCTCCAGTTCCCGGTTCTGAGTTACACGGGTCATGTACTCGTGCAGCTTTTTCATCCAGCGCGGCCACTTGTCACGCCGGATATTAGTCTTAAAGGTTAATTCAGCCATAGCTATTCCAATTTAATAATTTCGCATTTTTTCAGGAAAGGAGATAAATTACGGAAGTTGCAAGCATTGATGAAGCTGCTGAATTTCCTTGCCTTTTTAATATCTTTCACAAAACATAATTCATACGAAAAATCCGATGAGAGTTTTGGGTATCCTTTTTTCAGATAATCTCCGGCTCCTGTCTTGATGACATATATTCCTTTCCCATACTCTTTTATCCTATCATTTATATCTTTCCCTGTCCAACAGGATATGCAATGAGGACCGGATGGTGCATTGTAATATCCTGCATCCGGATTAATCTCTTTTCCACATTTACAACAGAGTAATTTATTCATCTTCCTTTTCCTCCTCAATCCAAAATGTGATAACGGGTTTATCGTAGACCGTGTATACCGTGATGCGGTTATCTGTACGTTCTATCTTATGAGTTATACCAAGTTTGTTTTTAGAGTTTCGAACGATGTATGTAAAGTTGTTCAAATACTTTTCTATTATGTCCATTTCTTCCTTTGCTTGCTGTTGAGTAAGAGATTGTATTGGAAATCTCTTGTGATAGTATCCCGATATTTCCAATGCATATTTAGGAAGAGGTTTTTTTATAAATTTCCTTTCAATTCTGTACTTTTCCATCTTTTTCCCATCCGTTAAGTTCATAAACCATATCCCGTGCTTTCTCTTTGGATCGGCACTCCGCAATGGGAGTGCCTGTGCAAATTGTATCAGTATATTCATTCCGATACACGATCCAAAGAGGACCACGGCGTTCATACGTGTATTTAGGCCGCCTGGACCGCATCGCTTTCCTTTTTTGGTTCTACGTAGAAAGATTCATCCTGCACCACCTGTACACCGATGTTTGCGAACTGTTCCGCAATTTCAGGAATGTCACGGTCGGCAAGCAGCTTGTCTTTAGCCAGTTCCTCGGTTGTGCGGATATACTGTGGAAGGAACTCTTTGCAGAGGTTTGTCACAGCTGCCCAGGTGAAACCTTTCATGTTCTTCAGCTTCGGGTTGCCGGTGCGGAAACCAATGATGCCGTGTGCTGATTCCAGACTCTTCTTTTTGCTGAAAAGCGTGTCCTTATTCTCAGTTGCGTAGGTCTGCATGACATCAAAGGTGCGGTCTTTCGTTTCGTTCAATTCTGCCAACTGGTCGGCGTACTTCTCACGGATCTTCGTCATTTCCTGGTCCATCTTAGCTGCGATAGCCTGAGCCTTTGCGTCTGCCATCGCAAAATCGGCGAATGCCTGTTCGTACTGTTCGCGGCTTACTCCGCTGATTACTGTTTTCTTGGTTCTTTTTGCCATCTTAATTAAGTTTTAATTGTTATTTAAATTCTGTATAGCATAAGCGTATTTTTGCATCTGGATTAAGGGCTTGTACTATCCTTCTTAAATTCGTGATAGAGTCTGTTCTCCAACATATACGAATACTTTTACTCGGCTTGTCTGGATAGTAATAAAGAATTCTCCATACAATATATTTCTTTCTGTTACTCATCTCTCATATCCTCCATTGCTGCCATGTCATATTCCATCTTCAGAGCTTCGTCTGCCTGCTGTCCGCAGAAGTTCTCCAGTTCGCGGAGTATCGTTACGCGGTCGCCGAAATCAAACTGCTGCATGCGGTTCATAATGTCATTCTGAATTTGTTCGATTGTATGTTCCATGATTATTCCTTGTTTGATTTACTGTCCTTGTAATCTTTCACTACCGGGCTACCAATCAGCTCGCGTCTGCTGTAATACACGCTACGTCCTTTCTGATATCCTGTTATCAGCCCTTTGTTAGCCCATCTTTTTATAGTTGTTTTTCCACATCCTATTAATCTGCATGCGTCAGCCTGACCTATCAAATCGTCCGGTGCTTCTGAAATATCCTTTCTAGGTACTTTCTCTAAAGAACCCACCCTGAGTCCTAATCTTCTTTCTACACGATCCAATCGGCGCAGAAGCTTCTTGTATTCCGAGAGGCTCAATGTAATAGTTTCTTCTTCCTCTTCCGGTTCGTCCTCCAGATCCGGACAGATGGAACTGATACCAATCTTTCCGGCGAGGAACTGGGCTGCATCCCGTGCGGCATAGAATAGGGTTTCGTTTCGCTCGTCTTCCGGAACGTCGCGCACATACTGATTGAATACCCATGTTTCGCTGCGCTTCATTTCCAGGACTTCCACCTGTATTCGGCTCGCTGCGTCTGTATAAGCCTTCAAGTGCTCTATTGCCCGATTTATTTCTGATTGTTTTCTCATTTCTCCTCCTTTCTTGCCATTGCCTCAAACTGTCGTTTCACTTCTTTTAGTTCTGCCAGCGACATTTCCGTCAGGTTCTTGCGGAACTTGCTGCGTGTGCGGCAGAACTGGTTGATTTTAGCTTTGTTCATTTCAAAATCCTCTGGTGTGTCGTTCGTGTAGTTCCGGTTCAGGCAGGAAATGCGGAACGACAATGAAAATATCTGCTTTACAATTGCACGCGCCTCCTTGCGGATTCGGTCGGCTGATTCCTTGTTGAAGCGGCTCAATAGCAGTCCGGCTTCTTCTTTGGTCAGCCCTGAAGTACTGTCTGTACGACCGGCTGTGAACTGGCTGATAAATCCGTGGCGGTCTTCATCGGTAAAACCCATCTTGTGAAACTGGGCTTGCAGTGCCTTGATCTGCTGCGGGGTTATGAAGCGTTCTTTCATTATTGTTTTCATGACTGTGTGTTTTATGATTATTCTTCTCCGTGATATTGCCGGGCTTTCTCCGGCACGATGTCGTAATGTCCTACAGGACCGATAAACCGACCCTTTGAAAATGCCCTGAAGCCTTCCACGTAGATTTTCAGCGAGGCATCGTACATCACTCCTTTGGCAGCGCGTCCATTGGGAAGTTGTCCTTCTGCGTGGCTGATGAAGATAAGCAGCTTCCGTTTGTGCTGCTCCTTGAAGTCGATATACTGGCGGTACGTCATGCGGGTATACTGGAAGGAGTCGATTACCACGATGTCGGGACTTTTCTGTCGCCGAAGACGGATGCTAAGCTCTTCCATGCTCTCATTGTCAATCAGCAGAAACCTCTTGTTTACTTCCATCATGCCTGTACGCCGTATGGCATCCTGCATAGTGCGGCAAGCACCTTCCTCCATGGAGTCGTAAGCTACGCGACCAAAACGGCACAAATACTTGCAAAGCTGAAGGGCAAAACTGGTCTTTCCGCTTCCGGAGTTTCCCCAGATGATCCATACTCCCCGTCGTTCAGGAGTACCGAATGCATTATACCAGGGACCATCAAACTGCATTACATCGAATTTCATGGATAGAAGCTCACGGACACCTTTTGCGTTGCGATCGAAAGTAAACTTCTTTTTCTGTGGGGGTGGGGTAGTGTCTTCTTTATTCATTGCTTCCTCCTTTCTTTATGCGGGCTTCGATAATACGTTTCTGACGGTGGATGCATCGCTTCACACGGCGAAGGTCGTTGTCGCTTCGTCTGGCATCCTTCAGCACCTCTTCGATATCGGCACGGTCGGTCAGATTGTTAGCCTGACAGATGGCGTATATGTCATTCTGTTCCGTGGGAGATACATCGAAGAAACGGCGTCCGATACGGCTGTTTATTTCCTTGTAACCTTTCTTGTTGTAGCGAAGTCCGGCTTCCATGCGGCGTTTGATGTAGTCGGTGCTGAGAAACACGATGCCGGAGTGTCCTTCCAGACGGTTGTAAATGCTGATAAAGTAATTGAACACGCTGTCTGTAAGCTTGTCGCCTTCATCGAATACCAGCAGCGGACTCCCCAGGAAAGAAATCATGCTGATGGCATTTTCCAGCATATCGCGGAGGTTGGTCGTGTCGGTGGGTGCGCCTACCTGTTTGGCTATCTCACGTACGAAATCTGAACGGCGCATGTCTTCAGAACATAAGATGTAGAACACGTTGCGGTGCGTGCGGCGGTATTCAATAGCTGCGGTAGTCTTTCCGCATCCGGCATCGCCAACCACCCATGTCACGTTCTTATATGCCTGTGCGTCACTCAGCGCAAACGTGATTTCCTTGAAGGTCTTTCCCTCGTGCAGCGTCCACGAATCGAAGGCAAAGCCTATCTGCACCGCAATGCGGGTAAACATGTCATCACTGATCAGGTCATATTTTCCGTTGCACAACTGGCTGACGGTGGCAGAGCTGACATTTTGCAGACTTTCTGCCGCACGGTTACGGGTAGGATAATTTTCACAATAGGCAATCAGTGCGGTACGCACCTGTTCTTTCATTTCTGTAGTAAATTTCATTGTCTTAATAGGTATTTAAGTATTGTTTAATCAAATAGTTAGAATTTTCCCAAGCTGTCAAGTTCATCAAACGTCAGGTTCGATACTTTCTTTGTCCAGTCACCGGCTGATGCGAAAGTCAGCGGTTCGTCTGCCAGTACAGGCTCTTCCGGAATGTCCGTTTCGGGCATCGGTACCGGAGCTTCCAGTGTGCCACGCTTCATTTCCTCACGGTATCCGTCAAGCTGCTTTTCGCTCACAGCAACCGGGCGCGGAATGCGGAGCTGGGTGTATGCCTCGCCCATGGCTTCCTCCATAAACAGTTCCTCTTGTGCGATGTGCATGGCTGCACGTGTGCGGCGGTTGGCTTCCAGCTGCGCAAACAGATAAGCGTTTTCCTCTTCGGTGCGTTCCTGAGTGGCACGATGGATAGTGACTTTCGGTGTGGCAATGGCCGCATACTTGGCTCCCGTGTCAGTCACCGCCCATAGCTCGATGCGGGTCATGTCTTCCGGATCGTAGCGGTAGAGGAACTGACGGCCTACGTTCTGCAGGTGGAAGTTCATATCTATCAGCCCGTCGTCGCCATACACCATGTAGCTGTATTCCTGCTTGTTCATGCGGAAGATGAAACCTTCCTTGGTGTATTGCACCGGAGCCTGAGAGAACAACATGAAGATTTCGTGTGCCTCATAGTCATCAAGCGGCTGTGCCTGTGGATTCTCTATCGCGGTGTACATTTCCAGTCGGGTCATGCCGGTGGGGCTGGTAGGATGCTGCATCGAGTTCCATTCTTCGCGGCAGTCGGCATACTGCTGTTTCAGTTCCTCCAGCGTGGGCAGTTTATCAATGTTAGCCATTACCATGTCAACATTGGCACGGCTGGAAAGCTTCTTTGCCGTGATGTTCTGACCGGTGAAGTTGTACATCTTGTGAAGTACCTGCTGCTGGAATCGTCCGAAAGCGGACTCGATGGATTTACTCTGACCGTTGTGCGGCATGGTGGTCTTGTGTAAGTGACAGAGCTTCTTGAAGAATCCCTGCGAAGCCAGTTTCTTGTGTCCTCCCTGATTATCGGTCACTATCTCGTAAGGCTTTACCTTCCATGTCTGGAGTGCCATACGGTATGCCATGTACTGGACGAAGAAATTTTCGCCGTCACCGATAAAGTAGCCGAGAAACAGTTCCGTGCAGGCATCCATCACTTCGTATACATCCGTGGTGCGTGCCACCCATCGCTTCTGCCGTTCATCATAAGCACGGTAGTAAAGGTTTATCTTCGTACCGTCTGAGTACCACAGCGAGTTCGGCATGGACGGCATTACCGTATCGAAGGTTGGCATATATTTGTTCTTGAATTCCCTTTCGCCATTTACCGCGGCATACCACCACACCATCACCGCCGGATCATTCAAGTAACTGTGCATCGTGGTAGGACTCTTGATGGTCTTCAGCCCGCGAAGCACCGCCTGACGGTTGTATTCCTCAAAGAGCTGCATATCTGTGTAGACAGGGAACTTGCTCCGGCGGAGCTTCAGCAAAAGAGCACCTTCAGCCTTTCCGATGCGGCGTGCGGCACTGTTGCCCAGATTACCGCTTACCAGTACCTCGTATCCATCGCGCTTGTATGCATTGAACTTCTCACGCAATCGTGCCGGATTCTTCGGCAGTGTGTGACCTGTGATTTCGCGAAGACGCTCACAGCAGATCTGCACACTGCTCCATGTTTCCGCACGGCGGGCAAAGCCTCCTTTGGCATGTTCCACACTGCGTGCCTTCTCTGTTCGCATCATTTCGTTCATCACCTGAGCGTTCAAGATGTATTCCAACTGTCTATAAGGCTCGATACGTGGCTCAAACTCCTTGAAGAATCGTACCGCATCGGCATCGAAGCGGATCTGTGTGTTGATGTACTTTTCCTGCTCACGCTGTTTCATTTCTTCGTATGCATTCTTGAATGTGTCATCGTATGCTGCACGGAGCCGTTCCGGCATGGAGCGGTAGGCAATAAGGGCCTCGCGTCCGTTACCTCCCCGCTGGAGGAGGGTAAGCTTGCCTTCACGTACATACTTGTCGTAAGTGGGCTTACTGATAATGCCACCACGAACAAGTTCCGTAAAGCTGACGCATAATGTGTTTCCGTACATTTCCATGATTAATTCGTTAAGATTGTAGTCCGGCTCCGGGACTTGAACCCGGATGGCAGCCACCTTACTAAGTTCTGCAAGCCGTGTGTGATTCATTCCTTTTTCTGTGCTCTCTTATCTTCTCTGTCCAAACGTATTGCTGCAGGTATAAGTGCCAGGCAAAGGCAGATTGTTATAATCAGGTTCATTGTTCCATCTGTCAGTCGGTTCAGTATGGCTGCTGCCAGTATCAGCAGCAGATAGCGTGTGGTGGTATTGATTCGTTTCATGATTCTATGGTTTTGAGTTTGGTGCCATCCCTATTCTCTCGAACCAGAATGGCAATGATTCATCACTTATGCAGTTGGTTGTAAATTACAATTGAATAACTTCCGCATACGGGTTTTCCATTTCCTTCAACTCATAGAGCTTTGCTCCATGATTCAAGGCATACGAACGGATAAGTCTTGCTGTAGGGCTCTTTGTATCGTATGCCAGAGCGGCATCCACCGTACGGGTTGTAACATTCAGTTTCCGGGCGATTTCTTCTTTCAGTTCCCGGCTTGCTTTAATGAGTTTTCTTGTTTCTGCCATTTCGTTATTGTTTTTATCGTTATTATTCGGTTAAAAGTCCGTCCCTATTCTCACGAACCGGAACGGTTTTGCTACATTTGTAGCGATGCTAAACAAACTAACTTTATTTTGATTATGAGTACTGTATATGTTTATGAGTCTTTTTACTCTGTCGTAGTTGAGTCTGACAGGCATGATACCTGTCTTATCGAATCCAATCGGATCAAATCGCTTGCTAAAGCTTTTAATGCATCCATTGTGAAGGAAGCTAAATCTGCAAGGAAAGGAGATGTGCTCTCCCGAAATATCATGATCAGTTTTAAAGCCCATTCTCATGAAACCATTATTTTTAGAGAAGCACTGGACATTATAATCGGTAGTATCAACATCTGGAATTCGGGATTGAAAGCATATATCTATGACAGTTCAGTGGAGCGGACAGATGCATCTTTCGGCCTCACTGACTAAATTCCACATCTCCTCTATGCTGTTGTCGCACAATGTAACCAAATCCGGGTGTTCTTTCCGACATTCGGATTTGGCTGTTTGTGCGTGTGCTATCATCTCGTCCAATATCCTTTCCAGCTCTTTATAATCAATCTTATGCTCTTTCATAGCTTCATTCCTCCCACGTGATGCAAAGTTGTTCATAAGCTGGTTTCTTCTCCGGATAGTTGCGTCCTTCCTGACGGTTCTTCTTCGCGAGGTACTGGATGCACTTTGCCACAGGATAACTCATCGCAGTTCCGGCATACACCTTTTGCACATGCCCCAGCGTGACACGCTGCTTCTCGGCTGTAAGGCAAAGCTCCGCACGGCTGATGTAGGGCTTCACGTTTTCTTTCCACTGACTGAAGTACGGACGGAACTTGGGAAGAGGAAGACGTTTCGTGCTTTCCGGACGCTCGCCGCTTACTGAGTAGCTTCCGGTTCGCCGGATGCTGGGGAGCACTGTGCCGGTCACCCAGTTGACAAACCTGTCGGCTTCCGGCTTGTTGCTTCGAAATGCAAGTTTGTAAACGGCTGCTTCATTGATTAATGTCATACGTCTAATGTCGCTCACAGTATGTTCTGAGCCGTAAATGGGAAATTTCCCCATCCCCTTCCAATCGTCAGGAATCGCTTTCAGGGTTTTGCCGCTCCAGTCTATATTCAGAGCCATTGCCACATCCTTAGCCACAAACCAAGGCTCATCATTGATTACTTGTGTACGGATGTTCACGTTTTCACTCTCATCGTAGAATACTCGCAAGCTCGCAGCTTGCCGAATGTTTGTTTGTTCCATAATTTGCGTTTTTATAGATTATTTTCTATCTTTAGACCGTCTTCCGTATTGAAGACTCTGCAAAGTAATACAGAAATTCTGAATTATACAAACATAATTCAGTAAAATCAGACAAAAAATTCAGAAAACATGAAAAAAGAGGAGATAAATCTAAGGTTCGTAGAGGCTGTTAATCACCTTCTGGATACACGTATAGTAGCTTCTAAAGCAGATTTGGCTGAAAAATTAGGAATAAAGCCTTCTAAATTTTCAGAAATTCTGAATTATAGAATGAATATAGGAACGGATCTGGCTGCACTCTTATGTTTTACCTATAACATAAATAGCAATTGGCTTCTCACCGGAGAAGGGAAGATGCTTCGTAATGAAGAAAGACCACCATCAGAACCGATAGATGGAGCAATTCCTTTAGCTCATCCGGCTCATTCACCCGGAGAAGGTATTCCACTGATACCCATCAGTGCCATGGCAGGAGCCTTCACCGGCGAGCATACCGTACTTGAATACGAGTGTGAACGTTTTGTGGTTCCCACATTCAAGGGTGCAGAGTTCCTGATCAGCGTAAAAGGAAGCAGCATGTATCCCAAGTATAACAGTGGAGACATCGTAGCCTGCAAACGCCTTTCCATGAGTGATATCTTCTTTCAATGGAATAAGGTGTATGTATTAGATACGGATCAGGGGCCACTTATCAAACGGGTAAAGCCCGGATCAGACAAAGAACACGTCCTCATCGTATCGGACAATGAACGTTACGAGCCATTCGAATTACCTTTGGACAGGATTTATCATGTGGCCCTGGTTATCGGGGTTATACGGCTGGAGTAAGCTGTAATATTATAGATGTAGTTAAATAACCAATAAAATAAAAGACGTATGAAAAAACTATTATTAATTCTGGCAATGATTTTGCCAATGTTTATTACAAGCTGTTCTGATGATGAAGAAGCTACAGTTCTGACAGGTACAACATGGGAATCGACTGAAGAATACGGTGGAATTGTGTATTTAAGGTGGACTCTTACTTTTCAAGAAAGTACATTCTCCATTACGATGGATAAAGATGCTGATGCAGATGGCGTTTTCGATAAGAAAGATTCCGCATCAGGTTCTTATTCAGTAGACGGCAATAATGTTTCGCTGAATGCAGAAGGGTTGATAATGAGCGGAACATTCAGCGATAATGTGATGCACCTGGATTCCGGTGAAGAAGGTGGCGAATTCGTTTATTATAAGAAATAACGCTTAATTGGCATTTAAAAGGCGATTAAAACAATAATAATTATGGGAACGTTCATAAAAGAGATTGTCTATAATCAAGCTTTTATAGACCAGACATCCCGTCGTAAATGAGATGAAAGGAACAGGGAGTTCTGGCAGAAAATGGGAAACCTTCATTCCAGCTATCCTGATTGCGATATTCTCATCGAAGCGTACGCTAAGGAGCACTTTTCTACTGGGATTGCAGAAGACCTTAAAATTACTTGCAGTTCTCCGGATGTTCAGGATTTGGCGAATCGCATATACAACACTGATTATTATGTCGTTCCTCTAAAGCTATCGGAACTGGGATGTGCGGAAAAAGACGAGGTGATTGCTCATATCTTGCAAAACGGCTGATACAATCAGTCAAGTATAAATGCATGTCTATGTAATCACTCACAGATACATTCTCCTGTATTACAGGAGTTATCATCGTGTTGAAATGGGGGGCTTTTACAATTAGATTCCCTTTTTCATCCACAAAATCAAAAGAAACAATCAATTTTCCTGCCATACTCCTAAAAATAGCTCCCGGACTTTCACCGGGAGCGTTCACCTTAATCCAAATACCTATAAAAACGCAAATTCATAGAAAGTATTGGGGCAGAACCCGGACTCGAACCGGGGACAAAACAGCAGGCGTCCAGTACTGTTTGCTCTACCTTCTGAGCTATTCTGCATCATTTCTACACGCACACACACGTTTTCACCGTAAAAATACGTATTATCATCCAAATAAACACTATAAATCAGTGACTTACATTAATTTTACAGCATAATCAATGCGAAAATATATAATACTATCTATATCAAAATATAGATTAAAACGCATTAATAGCACACACAAAAGGCAATCTCCTACCAAATACACGACTTAAAACCAGTTAAAAAGGTATGCCCAACTTTTTATTTTACGCATAAAATGAATAAAAAAGGGTATGCCCAACTAGTATGCCCAAAGGTATGCCCAACCCCTTTTTTAACATTTAAGAGAGAGATTCTGAAACCGCTTGTTTTTCCTGTCTAAATGGGGACTTAAACAGATTTCTAAACACCTAAACAGGCATAAAAAAAGACCGAAATAAGCCTTTACAGCCTATTCCAGCCCCGTTTAAGTGATATTTATAGGGTGATGTAACAAAAACGCATTTAAAGCCCGCGTTTAGGCCGTTTAGATGTAAAGCCGATGTAAAGTAATGTCACATTTCGTTTTGCGTTCGCATGAAAGCCCGTATTCGTTTAACTTGCTGATAAACAAACCGTAACAACATTTTTGCCGCCGTTCTATCTTACACAATTCGTTCTGATGCCCGTAGGAAAAGAGGAAGCTTTTCTGATATAATCTTATACATTTGTAGCAGAAAACTGGTAAAGCAGGAAACTGCAT